TTAACCTACCAGAACGGCATCCTGTATTTCCACCTCTGCGGGCAGACGGGAAAGCAGGAGTTCCGCCATGGCTCCGTTCTGTGGAATCAGGGCCGGGAAATCCGTTCTGCCCGGCTTATATATCTCAGTTGCTACGTTATACAAGTCCCAAGCGGTAATCTGTCCCTTTTCGCGGACCAGTTTCAGCACCTCTTCCGTGAAGATGGAAATCTGGCTCTGGTTCAGTGGGTAGGTTTCCACGGAGGATGACAGGTTCCTGTCCGAACTGTCATGGGAGACACGCAATGCTGTCAGCAGCCCGATATACATATACACTTCCTCCAGTGAGACGATTCTGCGTTTCAGTCGCTGAATCCTTGCGATGTCCTCGTTCATGTTCACCTCGAAGTTTGCCAGCCATCCGTCCACCGTCTCGAATACCCCTTCCGTTGTCACCTTGTTCTTTCCGTAATTGCAGATGCTCCTTTCCGGCGAGAGGATACACTGGTTATGGCATACTTTCACGCACGGGCCTATGGCAGCCTGTATGCCGTCCTGATGATAGGCGACAACCAGCGTAGTTGTCAGCTCGTCCGTTTCCCAGTCCTTGATCCGGATGGTAGCGAAGATGCGTCGGAGGATGTGGGCTTCCACTGCTTTTTCACCAAGTGTCTGTTCCACCTGCGGGAGAATGCTCACTCCCGGCTGTGTCTTGTTCCTGTTCTGTGCCGCAAAGATTTCTTCCACCTCGTAATCGAGGTTGTACTTCTCGCAAATGTCCATCATACGCTGCAGGACCTGGTAGTGATAGATGCCCTGGACAGGCTTGCCGTAGATGTCATTCTCCTTGTAGGTACGTTGGAGAGTCTCGAAGTTCATTACTTCGATTCCGTTGTTCTGAAAATCAAACTGCTGTTGTTTTTCCAATACTGCCATTGCTTCCATAATCTTGAATTTTATAAAGTTAATACTATGATTGTCTGTCTTTTTTCAGGTATGTATCTGCCATCCGTGGAACGGTTCAAGTGTCACGGCAAAGGATTGGTCGGGTATTCCGTGATAGAGCAGACCGCCCACGATGCCGATGCTTCCGTCGGGATAGCGTTGCGTGAAGCCGAACGAGTACGGGGCATGGTCATAATAGAGCGAGATTTCGCTTGGATGGTCTGGATTCTCCTCCCATTTTTTCAGTCTGTCCAGACAATTCTGGAGTGATGTATCACCGATGGATTCGGCGTAACGCTTTACATTCTGGAAATGTTCTTCATTCAGGATTTTCATGACTCATTGTATTTTATCTGTTAAACACGTCCGGCTCCGGGAGCCGGTATTTTTTATTTTTCGCCTGCCTGACTGTCCCGTGGCCGTACCCGCAAGGTTTGGCGAAAGAAAATACCGCAGCCACCGGCGAGGATGATTTTCTTTCAGCCAACCCCATAGGGGCCTGACCTTGTCCGGGTACGTTGGACACGGGACTACCTTTGCAGGGAGGAAAATAAAATATACAGGTTGTGTGTCGTTGTTTTTTCTTGCAGGTATATTGGTGAGAAACCCATTGATTTGTTCGTCTTTGACAAAGGAATGGTGTATTTTTGCAAATCCTAATTTGAAAGATCATGGAAGATTATATAAAGAAAGCTGCGGATGCTTTCCTTGTGGAGCGTCCGTATGGTATGCGTGTGGATTACAGTAAACGGGGATACGTGCTGTTCAACCGTAACCTCAATGTATTGGGCAATGGGGAACATGCCCGCCTGGAGGAACTGCCTCTGGAAGAGTTTGATGTGGACGAGATTCCCCTGGAAGGTGAAATCATAAAGGAACATGCGGGTTTTACCGACGTATTTTTCTATTCGGACTGTACCAATCCCTATGCAGGGTATGTGCTGAATCTGAAGAAGCTCAAGGTCTATAACCAGTTTATCTATCCCTTAGCGATGGTACTGAATAGAAAACTATAATGTATGTTATATCATTGAGTTTATTAAAAATTGATTTTTAGCAAAAAAACGATACAAGTATTTTATATATGCATAGTTTATTCCCTGAATTAGAACGAGTTGATCAGAATACACTTTTTGTTATAGGTAATGGGTTTGATCTCGCCAGTGGTATCAAATCAAGTTATTATAATTTTAAGCAATGGCTGATATTGAATAAAAGACATCAGTTAATCAACCTTATGGACATTTTTTTTAGTAATAAACGGGATGTATGGGGGGACATTGAAAAAGCTTTTGGCGAATATGATGAAGATAGTATTCTTGAATTTTGCAAACCGAATGAAGAGTTTGATTATGATCATCCTACACGTTCAATTGCTGCAATAGAAGATTCTCCTGATTGGATATTTAGACCTGTATTGGATGAATTTATTGAGGCTTTTACCGATTGGGTGGATAGTATTGATATAACTGTAGGAGATAAAATCCGTGATTTACCATCATGTAGTAAATTTCTGACATTCAACTATACAGAAACTTTAGAAAAAATATATGGGATTTCACAATCAAACATTTTACACATCCATGGTTCTCGTCTTTCTGAGAAAAATTATATTATTGGTCATGATAATCCAAGAGATACGGATGAGGTATATAATGATGAAGGGCAATATCCTTTTGTTCAAGATACGTGGAGTAAAATAATTGCATGGATGAATGAGTTAGTAAAGGATTGTGAATATATTATAAATGTAAATCAGGATTTTTTCAAAGGTCTGTCTAATATAGAACGGGTTATCGTTTATGGTCATTCGTTTTATGAAATTGATTGGCCTTACATGAGCGAGATTGTTAAGCAAATTGGAAAAAATAAGCCTTGGATAATATCATATCATGAAGAAAATGATTTGATTCACATAGCCTCTTTTATAAAGGCACATGATTTGAAAAATGTTAAAAAGTTCTTGTGGTAAGATAAAGGTTTCTGTTTTATAAATGAAACAGAAACCTTTATCTTATAATACAATTTCATCTATTATCTCTTTCTCTTTTCTCTCACCTTTGAGGAAGGCAAGCAGCCGTCCGAAAAAGAACGGGGCATCGTCTGTCCCCAGCTGTGAGCTTTCCCCGTTCCGGGTGGCGCATATTGCAAACCGTCCCAGTCCGAGACTGTCCTGTGGCGGTACGATATGGAATGACAGGTTTCCCGTACCGTTGATATGAAGCCCGCCACGGTAGGTGTAGAAAGTCTTTGCGGCTCTACTGTCCGTATCAATGTCTACCCGGCTGTAGCCGCGGCGTTTCAGTTCTCTGATGATTTCCCTGTTTGTCATAATTGTATCTGTCTGATTGGATTTGAAATGTTCTGGTGTACTGTTCCCGTATTTGGGGATATGCCGTGTTCTGACACCCACTTCCGGTATGCCGTGGCATATTCCTGCCTTTCCCGTTCCAGACTGCTTTCCATCTCCGGAGTATATCCGAGCAGACGTATGTATCCGCTGTTGCAGCCAGTCAGTTCGCAGCGCATTCCGGCTGCCTCCAGTTTTCCGATGCGTTTCTGTGCCGTCTTCGCGCTTGAATACTCCTTGGGCCAGAAATAATGTTCGCCCTGTGAGCCGTAAAAGTCTTCCCCGAGTATCATTTCCCCGATATGTCTCCGACTCTCGATGAAGCCGAACCGGGCCTTGCCCAGTGCCTGGCGCATAGCCTTGTGTGCAGGTCCTTCGGGATGGCGGAACACTTCAGGACTGTCTTTTCCCGTAATCTTCGGCAGTTCCATCCGGTACGGCTGTCTGTAGCTGCCAATTCCGAGCGTTAGGTAGAAGTTGGTGTGGAAATAGTCTGTCATGGGGTCGCTTTCATCAAAGTTGTACGACATGACAAAGTCCCTGACATTTGTCATCACCTCCTTGGCCCGGTCGGTCAGACTGTCCGATGCCTGGATGTTGTAGTGGTTGATGTCTCCCTGTACCTTGCCGGATTCTCTGGTGAAAGCCTCGAAGTCCGCTTTCATCAGCCGGATAAGGATTGAGTTGTATCCGTCCCTGCGGACCGAGAAGGTGTATCTCGGATAGGTCTCCTTGAGCCATGCCCTGACCAGTTCCGTGATTTCCGGCGCGGACTGCCCGTTGTAGTTGCGCCCTTTCCAGCGGTATTCATTGTACACGTATTCGGTGTATTCCTTTGCGGTGGCATCCTGAAAGTCGTGTTCGTAGCCTGTCGGGGTTGTGGAAACGCAAGGCTTGTCTTTCCAGACCTCGAACAGCTTTCCGAATTCGGTATTCACCTGCTGCATGAGGGCAGTGTCACCACCCTTGTCCGGGTGGTGAAGCATTGCCAGACGGCGGTATTCTTTTTTCAGCTCCGCCAGTGAGTGTATGTTCTGAAAATAAGTCATAGTGTAGATATTAAAGTCCCGCAAGACGGTTGATGAAATATATCTGCCAGTCCTGGTCGAGTCCGAGGTTGCTGCACGCGATTTCGAAGTCTTCGCTTCTCAGGTCGTTGTCTTCCTGAAGTTCCTGCAGGTTTCTTATCTCGTCGTCCAGGTATTCCTGTGCCTCTTCCTTGCCGCAACTGCATGAGTTGCAGATCAGGTCAATGATGTTCCGTGCCATAGCCGTTGTCTTTAATTGTTTGTCAGGTATATGTTCCTCTTCTCGTCATAGTTTTTGCCGTTCCACCATTCGTCGGCGGCCTCGGCGAATGTCTGTCCGGAATTGGCTGAAGGGAAATCGGATGTCTTGAATCCGGTCAGGTATTCAAGGTTATCGGTGCTGTTGGATTTCCACCATTCCTGCATCTTTTCCAAAAAGGATTGTTTGGAGCAGGTCTCCACATTGTCCTCACACCGGGAACACCAGATGTCATCGTCCACGTCACTGTGGTATTCATTCGTGTTTACATCCACCCATGCCTGGATTTCAATCTCCGTTGAACCGCAATCATTGCACACCTTGATTTCGGAATCGTCCGGGTGTTTGCGTCTGGCCTTGCCGTCATACAGGCTAACGGCCCGTTCCACCAGTTTTTCCCGGTAATGGTCCGTCAGTTCCGCATAGAACCGTTCGGAGGCTCCGAATACACCCTTGTCCGTCATCAGACTCCATTTTTCCCAAAAATGTGGGTACATTTCCTTGAAGACTGTCCTGCACTCTTCCTCACTCCAGGCATTCCACATGTAGTAGAAGAAGCTGGACACTGCATTTTCCGCTTGATATTTCATATTTCCGTTTTTATTTGAGGTTATACATTCTTGCAAAATGGCTGTTCACTTCGGGAATCCTTTTCTTGTAATAGGGCTGGTTGTCCCTGCACCAGTCCGCCAGTTCCTGTTTGTTCCTGAAAGGTTCCCTCCAGCTTTGCCCGCTCATGATCATTTCCACCTGGGGGGCCAGCTCCCTGATGAACGCTCCGACAGTCCATCCTTCCCGGATGTGTCTGTCCATATTGACTTTTGTTGCCATATCGTCTTTCATTTCAAGAGTTCCCGTTTGTATTTTCAAGTTGAAGCCTGACCGCTTCGTACATCTGATTAAGCCAATCTATGTTGCTGGCTCCAAGTTCGAAGGGAGCCTGGCTGCAAACCTCTTCCATACTGTCCTTTATTGTTGCCGTTACGGTAAGATGTTTGTCAGTAACCTCAATTCCCGTAACATAACATTCGTATGGATCAGCATTATCGTCGAACCAGATAATCCATACGGGGTCTTCTCCGTTATCGGTAAGTTTGATTTCTTTCAGGCCGTGCGCATCAAGCAGTTGTCTGATGGCCTCGATTATGTCCTTCCGCAGTTCTTCAATCCTGTCTCTGAAACACATGGCCGTGTATCTTACCTTGCCTTTATTGTTCCGTTCCCTGACAGAGAGGATCTGCATGTCGGGGTGAGAGCCGAAATTCCAGTCTGTCACCTCGTCATCATCGCGGGTAGTGTGGATATTGCCTCCCAATACCAGACCGCAGTCTTCCTCTACCATTCTTTCCGCCTCGTCGCGGTCTTCCGCCACGACCTTGTAGGTACCCTCGAAGGCGTACCTTACTCTTACTTCGTACTTTGCCATAATTCTTATGATTTGATTGTTGTTAAATGAATTGTTTATGAAGCGACAAGAGCTATCCTTTCACCGAAGAAGGAGTCGCATACCCCGTACACATGCTTGATGGAGCATTCATATTCTGACCTTTCGCTGTCAAGACGGAATCGAAATCCGTGATAGTCCCTGACTTCCAGTTTCAGCCTGACATCCTTTTTGAGTTCCATCTCCAGGAGGCTTCCGCCGCCGTACATGGAGCTGAAGATGCCGCAGCAGTTGCCTTTGGGGATAATGACTTCCACAAGCGAGAATCCGGCATCATAAAGTTCCTGCAGGTTTACCTTGCCGATATAGGTCAGCAGGTTGGCACCGCAGCAGGAGTTGATGAGTTCCTGATAGAATTGCTCATAGGATACCTGTTCCTTGCCGTCCCTGTATTTTTTGTCGGGGAAACGGCCGTACACCGAGTAGCCTTTCTCCACCAGCATCTTCTTCACCTTGGCGGGATTGAGGTTCAGCGCGTCTATCATATCCCCGAAATAGGATTCCTTGTACCGGTAGCCTTCCTGCGATTCCAGCCAGTTGGAATTGATGCAGTCGTAGTTTGACAGCATCTCGACACGCACGGGGATGTCATCCGTGTTTTTGAGAAGTTCTTTCAGCGTGTCAGAGTCGTTTCTGTCATAGATTTCTTCCCTGATTTCGTCTTCGTGTTCTTCAAAGAACTTGTACACTTCCTCTTCCTCAAAGCCGTGGAAGCCGGTGCACTCATCCTTCAGCTTTGAGATGATTTCACGGACGCTTTCCCATTCGGCGTCACCGTACCATTCGTCCACTTTCTCCCACAGACTTTCACAGCTCCTTTCTTCCAGACACTTCTGGATGGTGTCACGGCAGTTGTCGAGATTGTCGTTGTAGTCCACCCACACCAGCGTGTAGGACTTGTCCATGAGCGATTTCACGAATTCCATTGTCAGTCTTTCCTGTTCTTCCATTTCTGTTACCTGTGTACGGCAGGATTCCGTTTCCCGTACATATTGTTTACAAATGAGAAGAGCGACCTTTCGGCCGCTCCCTTGTTATTCGTTCTCTTGCTTGAGCCTTTCATATTTCTCCGCTTCCATTTCCGTCTCACCGTCGAAGTGGAAATGTGCCGTATGACCGTATCCGGTTTTAGGCTCACCGCCGCATTTGTGCAGTGCGGTATCTATTTCCCAGTCGGTATCACCGATGCCGAGGGATATGTATGTCCCTCTGATCATGCACCCGGCCAGTCTCAGTGCGGCATCCTTCCTTTTTTCCCGGCGGAGCCTGTCAAATGCCGCGAGCGCGATTTCCCGGTTGGGTATTTTTACCGTAGTTTCCATATCGTTTCATTTTCAGTTTGCCGTTTCCATGTCTTTTCCGTTGTCTTTCGCTGCCAGGACACCGAAAGGCAGGTCGAGTATCCTGTGGTTGAAACACAGCGTTGAATTGTAGTCCGTGCGTTGCCAGAGCGTGAAGCGGTCTCCGGCAAACGACCATCTGAAATAGCCTGACAGCGAACCGAACAGCGGGTTGACGTTCCTGCTTATGAGAAAGCGGTTCACGTCCACGATGTGTCCTGCCGTCAGTAGTATGTTCAGTATTTCCACGAATGCCAGCTGCGAGTATGGGTCGATAGGCATTACAGGTCCTTTGAAGTTGATTTCCATATCTTTTGTCTTTTAGTCATAATTGTCATCAAATATTTCGTAACGGAATGGAAGCATGTCGCAGTAGCAGCTTGATACACCCGTGTATATCAGGGCGTCTTCTCCTGTGTCCGCGTCTTCTTCCGCTTCCGTGACGGTGTCCCCGTACAGGTCGTGGTAATGTGATACCATCATGTGCGGGTCATCTGTAGTGATGTCATAGCCGTAATGCCTGCTCCAGTTTATGAAAAACTCCGTTTCTTCCTCTTCGAGCCTTTCAAGGGCGTCCCTGATCTCGAAGAAGTTGGGACAGAGCCATTCACGGCTGATCAGCGTGTCCGGGATGTTCTCCCATCTGGGATACCGGTATTCCGGTTCCTTTTCCCCGGGGAACAGGTCGGAACAGGCGCACAGGAACTCACCCATGTCGCTGTAGTCGGACAGGTGCAGCCAGTAGTCCCTGTAATCCTTTATGTCCATGAGATGCTGTGTGGTCACGGCAATCTCTGCATTGTTCAGATCCATATTACTTGTCTTTTATGTATGTGGATGCCGGGGATTCCATTCCACCGACCTCGAAAAGGTGCCGTGTCCCGGCTGTGCAGGGTTTTTCGGGAAAATACCGCAGCTCCGCGAGGATGATTTTCCTGAAAACCGCCTGCGGCCTGACCTTGCTCAGCCGATGGGGACGCGGCTTACCTTTGTCGGTGGAAATGGAACTCCCGGTCTTCTTCATACGGTTCATATTTATTCTGTTATGCGCTGGCTTCCCCAGCTGATGTGTATTTTGCCTTCACTGTCCTGCGTGCGGATGAGCAGGCTGTCGATGACAGACATTGTGATGTCGAACTCCTCGAAGATTTCTGACTGTTCTTTGACCTCACCGGTCTTGATGAATTCGTTCAGACGCTCCTTGGTCAGTACCAGTGCCATCAGGTTCTGTTCGACCGAATCTTCGTAGGTGACGTAGTGGACATCCTTCATTTCTTTGGAATCGAGACGGATGAAACGGAAGTAGAACTGTTCCATACGGGGGATGTTCCACTGCAGGGATTCCAGTATCACGTCGTTGCAGGTAGGTATGTTCACGGAGCTGCTCAGGCTCTGCTGTGTGCATATCAGGATGCCGTTGATGGTGGAGTCGAATTCGGTCACGATGCTCTGCCGTTTCTTGAAGGCTACATCTCCCTTGACCACAAATACAGGTCTGTCGGGAAAATGTTCCCGGATATAGCTCTCGTAGAGGTCGAAGGCCGCCAATGTGGTACATCCGATGGCAACCTTACCTGGTATTGTCCTTATGAGCCTTTCAATATAGCGGGTCTTGGAAGGATAACTGTCACCGTAGTATCCCTCTATCAGGTGAGGTACCGAACAGGCTTTGATAAGCAGCTTGATCTGCCTCATGAGTCTCAGTCCTGCATCCTTTTTCGTGTCTCCCGTGCTGTTGTAGTACAGCTCACAGATGCGGCAGAATTCCTCGATGATGACACGGTATACCTCGTGTTCTCCTTCCGAGGGACGGACCGTATGTGTCCGTATCCGGTATTTCTCTCCTGCGAAGTCCCTGAATTTACGGGTGATGACCGTCTTGCCGATAAGTTCGGAGAGTTCGTCCTTGTTGTACACGTCCTGGTTCTGTTTCTCGATGCCGAATACAGTGGCTTTCCCCGGACAGTGGCAGGCACGGAAAAGGACATGCCCCCTGAAGGCGGGGAACGGTGTTCCGTAATCCGGGTTGTTCTCTTCCTCTATCTCGTGGTCCCTGTTTTCGTGGTAGACCTGCGGGCTCCAGCATATCATGTTTACGGAGTTGTTGTAGAGTAGTTCGAACTGGCTGTACAGTTCCGCGATGTTGTTGCGGGTGGTTGTTCCCGTGTCGAGGATCTTGTACCTGAGCCTCCTGAATATGCACAGGATGTTTCTTGTACGCTGCGATGTGGGATTGGTGATTTCGTCCGACTCGTCGAAGACAAGGCACAGCTTGCCGGAAGTGCGTTTCACGAAACGCATCAGTCCTCTTTTCAGTTTCCGGAGCATGGAGGTGGAGACGACAAGGAATGTCCCTTCCGGTATGTTGTTGAGGTCGCCGGCGGTCTGTATTGTACGGAAGCGTTCCTTGTTTATGGTAAGGAACGGTATCCAGGTCATGTTGGTGGCGATGGCCGGGGCAAGTATGATGACGTTCTTTGCCTTTCTGAACTTGAGCAGGTATTTCGCCCTGTGATAGACGGCGGCGGTCTTGCCTGAACCCTGCTGCCAGTTCAGCAGGGCGTAGCGTTTCTGCAACACGAGGTTCAGGTCGTGTTTCTGCAAGTCCGTGAATTCGCAGACTTCACCGTCCTTGTTGATGAATGTGGTGCGGTCCAGGTATTCCTTCAGGCCGGCATCTTCCCGCATTTCCGCAAACTGGAGATTCTGGGTCTCGTATTGCCTCTGTTTGCGCTGTATCAGTTTACTGGCGGCACGGATCTGCCGCATGTTCTTTTCTGTGACGTTTTCCGGCATCGGGAGTTCGGCCCTTCCGAGTATGAGGTCGTTGATGCCTGCGGCCTTGTGCGTGACCTTGTCAAGCAGACGCGGGGCATATTGCTTCAGCTTGAAGCCGTAGGATGTCTTCACCAATGCCACTTCCTTGCGCTGCACCACGTTCTGCGAGGTGATGTACCTGCGGATGATGCCGAGAACCTTGCCGGTGGTCAGCTTCTTGCGTTCCCATTCCTTTATCTGTTCCCGGGTGGCATTTTCCGGCGGTTTCTGGTTGCGGAATTTGGACACCAGCGCCTCCGCCTTTTCGACATGCCTGTTCAGCACGGCATGGGCTTTCAGCTCGTACATGTATTTGGCGAGCCTGTACTCGAACTGTTCCAGCTCTTCTTTGTCTATATGGTTGCACTCCCGCATCAGCTGGAGGCGCAGCCGGTGTTTCATTTTCCGCACTTCGGCTATGCGTTTCTTCAGCTCATCCATGCTGACAAACTCTTCCGCGTTGTACGGCTGCATTTCAATATGGAGGGAACGGCGGAGGAATACCATGATTTTTGTTGCGAAATTCTGCACGCCCACCGTAGAGAAGGCTGAATGTTCCAGCCTGGTCTGGCCGATGAAGGAGAAATTCGAGTTGATTTTCGCCACGCGTGTCTTTTCCCAGAACTCGTTCTGCATGAAGGAGAGAGGGACGATGACCATCAGGATTCCGGCAGGGTTGAGCACGTCATAGGCCTTGTCCATGTAGAATTCCTGCGACAGCCTGTAATCAAATTTCAGGTTGAAGGGCGGATTTCCGACAATGATGTCGAAACGCTGTTCGGGATTGTACAGCTGTATGTCGCATTTCTCGATATGAGCTTCCGGGTAGAGGTATCTGGCAACGGCCACCGCCTTGCCGTCAATGTCGAATCCGTAGGCATTGTGCAGGTTGGGCAGATGGTTGAAGAAGTTGCCCATGCCGCAGCACATGTCAAGCACCATTTCCGCCGATGTCGGAGAAAGGGTCTCCACCATGCTCCGGCATATGTCGTGCGGGGTGAAGAACTGTCCCATCTCGAATTCCTTCTTGGCCTCGGCGTATTCATGGTAGCTGGTGAAATCCGACTGCCTGAGGTTGTGCAGTCCTCCGATTCCCGTGTAGCAGTTGTAGATGCTTTCCTTCGGAACGAGGTCCTTGCCGGAGTCTATGGCGAAAAGGATTTTCTCGTTGATCTCGGCACGCCTGTCCTGAGGAATCTGTTGGGGTATGATGGCATACATGTCTTTTCTTTTTTAATGGTTGGAAACGGAGACACCCCGCAAGGATGTCTTACGGGGTGTCTGAATAAGTATTTCATGAATCACTCTTCTCTGAGTGTGATTTCATCCAGCCGCAGCCTTCTGTAGCAGTACTCTGCGGCCTGGCTGTCCTTGAAGCGTACGTCGATGCGTCCGTTCTTATAGAACTTGATCTGTTCTGCGTTGCTCAGGGTGAGGTTGTACCATTCGGTTATATCCACATCGCGTCTGTCAAGGCCGATGACCATACCGCTTGAACCGTTTATCACGTCATCTGCCCCGTATGCGATACCTTCGCAGAAAATGTCCACTTTCCTTCCGCAGTCATACGAGAACTCATATTCCTTGTGGTATTCCAGATGGATGCTGTCCCAGGATACGATGTCAGGGAAAGTTATCTTGTCCTTTTTCAGTTCGGGCTTCACCTTGCTCCAGCGGGAAGGCTGTACCGTTTTCAGGAAACGGGCCAGCAGTTCTTCCTCTGCGGTCTCACGGAAACTTTTTCCGCCGAGGTGTTCAATGACCATGTCCACGTAAGTCTGGTAAACCGGACGGAATCCCATGCGCATGGCCTTCTCGTCGATTACAGGAATGGGGACATCTACATTGTAGGTCCTGTTGAAATAGGAAATGATGCGACTCGCGAAATTCGCGTTGGCATTGCAGTTGTTGTCCGCAAGCTCGTTGATGAGGTCAAACGGTTTGAATTCGTTGTGGGTATAGTCATCCTCCCCGCTGTTGTTGAAATAGAAATTCCGTATGGAGACCTTACCGTTATCCTCATACTTGAAGCTCTTGATTTCCCGATACCGTTCCGCTTCTTCCTTGAAGATGTCATACCATCGGTCGATACGGTCAAGTGTCCTGTAGAGCCGGTCCTGCTGTAGCTGGCAATACTGCCTGTCCTGTTCTGTAATTTTGTCCTCGTTCCTTACTTGCACGTTCAGGATACCTGTAAGCAGGTCAGTGTGGCTGCCTGCTGTTCTTGTTGCTGTTGTCTGCATAACTGTATTGTTTTAGAGATTGTCAATTTCGGGTTTGATACGGTAACAGTAGGTGATGTGGCTGTCCATGTCCTTGACCAGCTTGACCTGTTCGGGATGGAAGTTGAGACGCCGTTCCATGGCCGGGGCATCTATCTTGTCCCATTCGTGCTGCGGCAGGAACCGGTTTTCATGTCGGAAACACCAGAGTACAATCTGGTTTTCCCAGTTGCCCTTGAACACGGTTCCTTCATAGTCCTTCAGGAACTGCCGGAAGTCCTCTTCGGTCCTGAAAGCCATGTCGAAGCCTTGGTACAGGTTGCGTGCGTCCGGACCCGTGTCCTTGGTCAAATAATATTGTCTCCATGTTTCCGTGGTGAAATCACCGTAGAGCGGATCAGGTTCGGAATAGGACCATAACGGTACTTTTGCCGTGAATGTGACAGCACCGTTGGCACACGCTCCGCAGTTTCCCCAGTCCTTGAATGCACCTTCCGTCCATCTGACGAATTTCAATTGCTTGGGGTCAATATGGTGGAAGGCCCCTCCGCTGACGCTCAGCCGGATATTGGCGTCCTGCTCCCATACAAACGGAATATAAGGTTCTTCACAGATGGAAATCCGACCGCTCTCTTCATCATTGTTTTCAATAAGGGCATTGCCGTAATACTTCCCGTATCTGTCCACATAGATGAGTCTGTCACCTATCTGTGGAGTCTTTTCCGAGCGTGTCCGTTCTATCAGTTCCACATAGCCGTTGGCCATATCCACGTCCTGCTGTGTCAGCCAGTGTTCATGATCGTACAGAATGTTCAGTGGCTTGAGTGTTTCCACCGTGTACTTGTTCTTTGTTGCCTGTAACATAACATTTGATTTTTTGTTAGTCCGGCTTCTGGGGCCGGAGTTCCCATAACTACAGGCCTAAAAAGGTCGTGTTCCGTACATGCAAGGCTTCGGGAAAAAATACCGCAAGCCCTCCGGGGCGAGGATGATTTTTTCCACGAACCCGAAGGGCTTGGCCTTGCTTGTACGGGAAGAACACGAATTACCTTTGCCTGTGGTTATGGGGACTCGGCTACGGTATGCTCGTTTTTCCCGATATGTTTTTATTCCGTAAGATTGCAGCCGTTTATATGGCCTTTTCAGAAAGAAATGTTATCTTTGCAAGTGAGATAAAGAGTTATTTGAAAGCATGAGAAATATGGCGGTTCGGAACAGTCCGGCTTTTTCTTATCCATTGCCCGTTCTCGTGCGAGTTTTATCCAATCTGTTGATAGTCAAATAAAACCTACCTGATTACAACAAATATACGAAAATATCGACATCCGGTCCAAACATTCACGTTTTAGAGTGATAGATGTCCGAACTTTTGCAGAAGTAAGCCGTAATTTGTTGAATGATAAAAAATGAGACATACATTTTTTAAATAGCTCATAAATCATTAATTATCAAATACATAAAAAGCATTTATAATCTCTTTTCAAGATACCTTGACGTTTTAAGCAGAACACCGAAGCGTTTTGCATGAAACACCAAGGCATTTCAGATAAAACGCTCCGGCATTTCACTTAAAATGTCAAAGCGCTTCAGTCCCCTCAAAAATAAATATTCACAGGCATTAGGAATATTACAAAGACGTTACTAACTTTGCGCCACAATTTGTGTAACCGCATGAAGTTAATATTGATAACAACCCCTACTTATTTTGTAGAGGAAGACAAGATCATTACTACTCTGTTCGACGAGGGACTGGACATACTCCATCTGCGTAAACCCGACACGGCTCCGGTTTATGCGGAGCGTCTGCTAACCCTCATTCCCGAGAAATACCACAAGCGTATTGTCGTACACGACCATTTTTATTTAAAAGAAGAATACAAGCTTAAGGGCATTCACCTGAGCCATCGCAATCCGCTGATTCCGGATAATTATACCGGACACGTAAGTGCATCCTGCCATACCTTCGACGAGGTGATGGCCGACAAGAAAATGTGCGACTACGTATTCCTCAGCCCGATATTCGACAGCATTTCCAAAGAAGGCTATGCATCGGCCTTCACATCGGAATCCATCCGTGAAGCTGCCGAGAAAGGCATAATCGACAAACGGGTCATTGCCCTGGGAGGTGTAGACGAAAACAACCTGCTTCAGGTGAAGGATTTCGGCTTCGGGGGAGCCGCTATCTTAGGAGGACTGTGGAACAAGTTTGACCCCGCTTCAGACTACAATTATCAAGAACTTATCGCTCATTTCAGAAAATTGAAGCGACTGGCCGACTGAGTCATTCGCTAAAATTCTGCCGGAAACGTTTGTCCGGCTTAAAGAAATGGCGTACTTTTGCAGAAAATAAGGCAATATTATCTATTTTTACAATGAGCGCAACATCACCTTTTAAGGTATTCTCTGGTACAAACTCGAGATACCTTGCAGAAAAAATCTGTAACAGCCTGGGCTGTGAACTTGGTAACATGAACATTACTCATTTCGCAGACGGCGAATTTGCAGTTTCCTATGAAGAATCAATCCGTGGACAGCATGTATTCCTGGTACAGTCCACTTTCCCTAACTCAGACAACCTGATGGAACTCCTCCTGATGATTGACGCTGCCAAGCGTGCATCAGCCAAGAGTATCATTGCCGTAGTTCCTTACTTCGGATGGGCTCGTCAGGACCGCAAGGACAAACCGCGTGTGTCTATCGGTGCGAAACTGGTAGCCGACTTGCTGAGCGTAGCAGGTATCGACCGTCTGATTACCATGGACCTTCACGCTGACCAGATTCAGGGATTCTTTGATATTCCGGTTGACCACTTGTATGCGTCTACCATCTTCGCTCCTTACATCCAGTCACTGAACCTGGAAGACCTGGTTATCGCTACTCCTGACGTGGGTGGTTCAAAACGTGCCAGCACATACGCTAAATACCTGGATGTGCCTTTGGTATTGTGCCACAAGACACGCGAAAAAGCAAACGTAGTAGCTTCCATGCAGATTATCGGTGACGTAAAAGACAAGAACGTAATTCTGATTGACGACATGGTGGATACAGCTGGTACCATCACCAAGGCTGCCGACATCATGAAAGAAGCAGGTGCACGCTCTGTACGCGCTATCGCTTCTCACTGTGTAATGTCTGGCCTGGCTTCTGAACGTGTACAGAACTCTCAGCTGGAAGAAATTGTATTCACTGACAGTATTCCTTACTCACAGCGCTGCGCTAAGGTAAAACAGTTGTCTATCGCCGACATGTTTGCTGAAACTATCCGCCGCGTGATGTCGAACGAATCTATCAGTTCACAGTACGTAATCTAAAAAACAGTACCGGGCATTTTCCGTAAAGGAAGGGTCCCGTCACCATAAAGGATTTGCAGTCCGGTTTCTCATCGGCTTGCAAATCCTTTTCCTTTGTCCTATTCATTCATCACTTGATTCCCGTTTACCCATGAAAATTCTCTGGCTCGACCTGAACAGCTCGTACGCTCACGCCTCACTGGCCCTTCCGGCCTTGCACGCACAAGTCATGCACGACCCGTCCCTGGAATGGGGAGTGGTGTCGGCTACTATCAACGAAAATCCGGGCATGACAGCCGGAGAAGTCGTACGTCAGGCACCGGATATTCTGGCAGCTACCTGCTGGCTGTTCAACCACGAAGTGCTCATGCACGTCATCAGTCGGGTGAAAGCCATGCTGCCCCGTTGCGTGGTGGCACTGGGCGGTCCGGAGTTCCTGGGACACAACGAAGACTTCCTGCGCACCAACCGCTTTGTAGACTGTGTGTTCCGTGGAGAAGGTGAAGAGACTTTCCCGCAATGGCTCGCCTGCTGGCAGCAGCCGGAGGAATGGACCCGCATCACGGGACTCTGCTTTCTGAATGCGGAAGGACAATACCATGACAACGGACTTTCACGTGTAATGGCTTTCGACAAGCTGGTGAATCCCGAACAAAGTCCGTTCTTCAACTGGAGCAAGCCGTTCGTGCAACTGGAAACTACCCGCGGCTGTTTCAACACCTGCGCATTCTGTGTGAGCGGAGGAGAAAAGCCGGTCCGCACACTTTCCGTCGAGGCTATCCGCGAACGTGTCCGATTGATTCACGAGAAAGGCATCCGTAACATCCGGGTACTCGACCGTACATTCAACTACCAGAGCCACCGGGCCAAAGCCCTGTTCGACCTCTTCCGTGAGTTCCCCGACATGCGTTTCCACCTGGAAATCCATCCGGCTTTGCTTTCGGAAGAACTGAAAAAGGAACTGGCTTCCATGCCTAAGGGACTGCTTCACCTGGAAGCAGGTATCCAAAGCCTGCACGAAGAAGTGCTTACCGTCAGCCGGAGAGCCGGCAAACTGGCCGATGCACTGGAGGGTCTGCGTTACCTCTGCGCACTGGACAACATGGAAACGCACGCCGATTTGATTGCAGGACTGCCGCTGTATCACCTTTCACAGATTTTCGACGACGTACGCACGCTGGCCGAATACCGTGCGGGAGAAATCCAGCTGGAATCTCTGAAACTGCTGCCGGGTACGGAGATGCGGCGCCGGGCCGAAGAGCTTGGCATCTGCTATTCTCCCCTTCCCCCTTACGAAGTGCTCCAGACCCGTGAAATCACCCCCGACGAATTACAGACAGCCCGCCAGCTATCGCGTCTGCTCGACGGATTCTACAACGCACCGGCCTGGCAGGAAATCACCCGCCGTCTGATTGTGGAAGAGCCCGGCTTTCTGACACGTTTCCTGGATCACCTGATTCAAATCGGGGTCATCGACCAGCCCATGGGACTGGAACGACGGGGTATCCTGCTCTACCATTTCTGCAAGGAGCACTATCCTCTTTTCCTGACCGCCATGAGCCGGGCCTGGATTGAAGCTGGCATGTCACTCAAGAAGGAGCCAGCCGAACGGGTACGCACAAAGCACGTCACTCCGCCCGAAGCGTGGACAGTGTGCACGGGTACGTACCGCGACGACCTCCGTCTGTGCAAGCTTCCTGCCCCCGAGGAAGGCCGATGCTACTGGTACGGCTTCGAAACCGAAAGCCAGCAGCTCCGCCCCGTGTTTGCTGCTGTGAGCGAAGAGTTAACTCCTGCCCCATGAAAGGGGGAAAATCGCTTCGGAACATTAGGAAAATTGGCGGGCAAATTATAACTTTGCCCGAATTTTCAACTAGACTATGTATATATTCCGATCGATTCACGAAATTATCAATACCATTGCGGCGGCCAGGGGACTGCTCACGGAAATGTTCGAGAAACGAAAGACGCTGAGTTTCCGCTATTCCGACGCACTGGCACTGCTCAAGGACGATGAAAACCGGTTGAAACTGCTCATAGAGAAAGAAGTCATCCGCCAGAACGGCAACTTCGTGGAACTGGATGCCCGCTTCCTCGACTTTTTCGAACTGCTCCTCGAAGCGAACGAGGAAATCAACACGGCCATCATCGACGAGAACATTGCCTTCCTGCACGAACTGATGGACTACTACGAGAAGGAACAGATTGCTTCGCGCAAGGAGAGCTATGTGCGCAACATCAAGATTACCTTCCAGAAGATTGCACGTACCACCATCCGCAACATCATGAACCTGCAGAGCAGCATCGACAATGCGTTCAAGCACGAACCGACTTACCAGATAAAGATTGCCAAACTGGAAAACCTGGACAAGAAGCGGATTCACATCCAGCAGCTGATTGATACCACCGAAAACCTCATCCTGCACGAGGAACGGCGGTTTTTCCAGCAGGCTACCGACGAGGAACTGAACCGCATCCTGCTGGAACTGCGTAGCGAGCTCCAGCTCTCGGCCCACAGCCTCATCCGCGCCCAGCAAGACATCATCAACTACCTGAACCAGATTAAGAGCCAGGTGATTCTGGTAGAGAAAATCCGGAAGGTGAAGTACCTGCAAGACCAGTTTGAGCTGCGTTCGCGAAGCAACCTCTCGGAAGTGCTCGAAAGGGAACATTCCGTATTGGTGGAAGGCAGCGTGCCGTCTTCGTTCAAGCTGTCACTGCCCTACCTGAGTACCGACGAGGCACGTCCTGTCATCCTGAAAGTGCTGCGCAACCTGCAGTACCGCGAGATTATCCGCAGCAACGAGGCGGGCGCCTTCAGCGAGGAGGACATGGAATCGCAGGCCATGTACCAGGAGGTCATCGACCTGGAGGAAACCCTGAGCGACTACATCCAGGCGCAGGCACAGGCCCGCTGGAACGATGCGTCGGCTCCGGAAGAAGACCTCTTCCACTACCTGATGCACTACACCTTCGCCCGCGAAGTGGACGAGCAGGAACGCACCACCTTGTTCTGCCAGATGGTGTCGCTCTACGAAAACCGTCTCCGCATCAGCGAGGCATTCGGCCTGTATCACCAGTACGAATATGCCAAGGTGTATCCGGCCAACTCGTAACCCATTCATCCCTATACATTTGACTTATGGAACTGAACATACATATACCTGACAATACTGCGGCCTTGTTCGACTGCCTCCAGAAGGGACAGTTCATCAGTTCGAACAGCTGCAACGAAACCGTACGCGACATGTACGACCAGATAGACGACCACTTCGAAGCGCTCTCGGTCTACTTCGCCCAAATCGGCTACACCCTGGAACGGGGCAACGAATACTTTTACTTCTCGCGCGTGGAACCGCGTACCACACTGGAACAGAAAATCATGCGTGCCTACTACTGGATTGACGTGCTCGACCTGTTCAAGACCTACGACGAGACTTTCGGTGCAGGTTTCCGCTTCCAGCCCGAACAGATTCTGGTGGAGGCCAACATCAACGTGATGCTGCAAAACAAGCTCGACGGGCTGCGCAAGCATTTCTCCGACAAGGACGTGCGCAAGGACGTGCTCGACAACCTGATTCGCCAGCTCACCAAGGAGTCTTTTCTGGAGCTGGAGAACGAGAAGACCAACACCTACAAGGTGATGAGTTCCTGGCACTACCTGGAACGCCTGATTGAAAGTATCCAAATTTACGACGACACTGAAACGGAAGACAATGAGAAACCTGAATAGAATCATCTTTATCAACAGCGCCAACATTCCCTATGCCGACGACATTTACCTGGACGGGAATGTGCACTTCATCGGCACGCAGGGAGTGGGAAAAAGTACCGTACTGCGCGCCATCCTGTTTTTCTACAACGCCGACACCCAGAAGCTGGGTATCCCCGTAGAGAAGCAGAGCTACACGGAATATTACTTCCCCTACTCCAACTCCTACATCATCTACGAGGTAACCACCGAGCAGGGAGCGTTCTGCATCCTGAGCTTCAAGTCGATGGGCCGCGTGTGCTACCGTTTCATTGACTCGCCCTACCGCATGGAGTTCTTTGTCGACGAGAACCGCACGGCCTACAGCGGCAACGACCGTATCCGTGCCGCCCTCGACCAGTATGGAGTGGACTACTCACGCATCATCTATACCTACGACGAATACCGTAACATCCTTTACGGCAACGGGGCAGGTCCCGAAATGAGCCGCTATTCGCTCATGGAGAGCAAGCAGTACCAGAATATTCCGCGTACCATACAGAACGTGCTCCTCAACTCAAAACTCGATGCAGAGTTCATCAAGAAGACCATCATCTCGTCCATCAACGAAGACGAGACCGCCATCGACCTGAACACCTACAAGGAGCACCTGAAGAACTTCGAAACCCGTCTGCGCGACATCGAAGAGTTCCAGAAACGCGAAACGCAGAAACAGGCCAAAGAAATCACCTCCCTCTCGGCACAGGTGTCACGCCAGCAGACCGCCCTCGTGCAGGGTTGCCGCGAACTGGCCGCTACCTACCGCCTTACCGAAAGCCAGTTGCCCAAGGCCGAGGAACAGAAGCACCAGGCTGAGAAGGCACGTACCGCCCTCCTCACCCGCCGTCAGGAGTTGCAGGAACAGTCGCGCCAGCGCTGCGACAAGATGCAGGAGGCACTGGCCATCCTGAACAACGAGTTGCAAAAGGCACAGCAGAAGGAAAAGGAATATGCCCGCCGCCAGATAGAAGAAATCATGGAGCGTTCGGCCCGCAAGGAGGAGTGGAAGAACAAGCAGCAGGGATTGCAGGAAGAGCAGCGCATCCTTACCTCGCACTACACAGAAATCTCTACCAAGTACAAGTCGCTCATCCAGAGCCTCGACGAGCAGTGGAACCGCATCCACGAGGCCAAAATCAAGCAGCTTGAGGGACTGAACAACACGTTCAATGCCCGCATCGAAGAAGCCCGCCGTCAGCACGAAGCGGCTACCGAAGCGCTTTACCAGGAATACGAACAACTCTCCCAGCAACTGCATCCGGAGCGTAGCAGCAAGCAGAACGAACTGACCGCCCTCGACTACCAGATGCAGCTGTGCCGCAAGGAGACTTTCTTCGAAGCCGAGCAGGAGGAGCTGAAACACCGCATCCAGTCGTACACGGGTCTGCACATGAGCAAGAAGAACCGCATCAACAACGCCCAGCTCATCATCAAGGAACTCACGCTGAAGTGGGAAGAAGAGTTGCAGAAGGGACTGAAGGAGAAAGACGAGGCACTGATGCAGTTGCAAGCCGAGCACTTGCAACTCCGCCCGCGTATGGACGAACTGGAGACCTTCCTGAAAAACAGCAAGAGCACCCTGCAAGGCTGGCTCAAAGAGCACAAGAAAGGATGGGAAGAAAACATCGGTAAGCTGTGCGACGAGTCCATCCTCTGGCAGACCAACCTCTCGCCGAAGATTGTAGACGAGGGTACGTCGTTCTACGGCATCTCCATCTCCCTGCAGGACATCGAGCGCCACATCCGCTCCATCGATGACTATCAGGCGGAACATGACAAGGGCATCAAGCGACTGGCTGAAATCCAGGCTGAAACCCTCCGTCTGCAACAGGAGAAAGAGACCCTGGAAGAGCAGCTGAAAGCCAAATACCAGCCGCGCATCAAGGAACAGAAAGACGTGATAGCCGTGCAGGAATACGAACTGGAAAAACTGGAACAGCAGTACCAGAAGGATATGCTCGACCTGGACGACTGGAAGAAGAAGGCGGAAGCCGAACGTGCTGCCAAACTCCGGAAACTGGAAGAGGAAAAGCAACGCATCGCTGCAGAACTGAAGGAAATTGACGGCAAACTGAACAACCTGAACCGCGAAAAGAGCGAGAAGCTGAACCAGCTGAAGCAGGAATGGAACCGGGTGCAGCAGGACATCGCGCACGAGAAGGAGACACAGGCCGGCAGCATCCGCCTGGAAGATAAGGAAGAACAGCAGCGCATCGCCACGGAAAAGGCGGAATACGAGCGTCAGATGAAGCAGGAACTGCACTCGCAGGGGGCCGACACCGAACGTCTGCAACAGATTAGCAGTCAGTTGCGCGATATCGACCGGGAACTGCAGTTCATCAAGGAGCACGCCACCCTGCTCATCGAGTACCAGAAGGACAAGCGCGACCTCATCGACCACATTCCGGAATGGAAGCGTGAACAGGAGGAACAGAAACGCCAGCTCAGTCAGGAGAAGGACAACCTGCGCCGGGAAACCTCGGGTTTGCAGGAGCAGATTGATGCCCTGAACAAGGAACTGCAGCAGGCAGAGAAGGAAGTGACACAGCTTCAGGCCAACCTGGAGGCGTACAGCAAGATTTCGGCCTACGACTGGTACAAGCCGCATCGGGATATTTTCAATCCCGAGAACCCCGTCACGCTGGAAATCCACACGCCGCGCACCTGCCTGGAACTGATTGACGAACTGGGCCGCACGGACAGCCAGTACATGACGCTGCAAAACCGTCTGCGCAAGGAGGTGAATCTCTTTACCGGCCACTTCGACGAGGAGAATACCTTCAAGTTCAAGACCAAGTTTACCGAGGACTGGGAGTACATCCGCTTTGCCGAGGAACTGCACGACTTTGTGGAAGAGAACAAAATCAGCGAATTCGTCCGCCGCATCAACAACGAGCACTCCGACATCTTCAAGCGCATCAGCATGGATACCTCAATGCTCACGGCTTCGGAAGACGATATTCAGGACCTCATCGGTCAGGTGAACAAGGGATTCCAGACGTGCAACTTCGTGGGCGTTATCCAGTGCATCGAAATGAAGGTGGAAGAAAGCAGCAACCGTGTGGTAAACTGTCTGCGTGCCATCCAGAAGTACTACAACGAGCATGCCTATGACCTCACACCGGGCACCAACCTCTTCTCGTCGGAAAACGAGCAGCTGGTAAAGCAGGAAGCCATCGCCCTGCTCCGCGACTTCATCAAGGAGATTCACGCCTACCGCTACGACAGCATCCGCCTGTACGACTCATTCGAGCTGCGTTTCCGCATCATCGAGAACAACAACGACACGGGCTTCGTAGAGAAGCTGTCGAACGTGGGTTCGGAAGGTACGGACATCCTGGTGAAAGCCATGATCAACATCATGTTGCTGAACGTGTTCAAGGAAGGGGCTTCGCGCAAGTTCAAGGACTTCAAGCTGCACTGTATGATGGACGAAATCGGTAAGCTCCATCCGAACAACGTGAACGGTATCCTGAAGTTTGCCAACGACCGGAACATCATCCTCATCAACGGTTCGCCTACCGAACTGAACCGCGATGCCTACAAGCATGTGTACCTGCTCACCAAAGGCGCGCAGAGCAAGACACGCATCGCCCGACTTATTTCGGACCAGAAACTGTAGGCTTTTCAGGCTCCATGAAAGCCTTTTTCAAAACGTCTTTGCGATTACTCCAAAACGCTTTGACGTTTACAATAAAACGCAAGTGCATTCGAAGTAAAATGCACTTGCGTTTCAAATGAAACTCCCTTGCGTTTGTTCTAAAACGCAAGGGAGTTTTTTATGGCTTATTTTTAAGAATCTTCAAGCAGGCTATATAACAAAAAAAGAGCCTGAAAAACAGGCTCTTTTAAGATTGAATCAGCAGGAGCCGAAAGCGGGACTCGAACCCGCGACTTACTCATTACGAATGATTATCTAAGAATTATATAAAATCACTGTGTATCAGTTATTTATAATTTAATTTGAGCTGAATAAGGATACTCATTAGAACATTTTTTCTACTTGAATGCCTTCCCTATCCTGTTGTCGGATACCTATCAAATCTCTAAAGAAAGTATGAATGCTTCAGATGTTTGCTTATCCGATATTGTCATCTTTTGATATTCTGATACTGCTTGTTCTATAAATCCACGCTTCTTTAACACCTTGAGTTTGGGAATAAGAGCCGCAACTTTCTCCTCATCAACGGAGGACATTTGTTTATATACATTGAGACAAAAATCTATTGCAGACTGTAAATCCTCAAGGCCCGTTTCTTCCATATAGAATTTACACGCTTCAGGAACGCGGTTTAATCTTATGAACTTGGAGATTATATACTGCATGGAATCATTGGGGTCAAAATCAATATCATCATAGGACACAGCCTGTAGCTGATATTCATCAATTTTTTCTATATCATCAATCGAGCACCCAGTACGATTCTTTAAAAGCTCCTTAGCTTCGTTTATTCTTTCCTCACGCAAAAGCTCTTCCCTCTCCTTTTCCTTCTGCTCTTGGCAAATGCCTTTATACTCTTCCGAGATAGGATTTCTGTGTTGATTCAAAATTCGATTCTTTTCGTAATCAAACTCTTCCTCCGTCAATATTCCTTTCTCTTTATAGTCGTAAATTTTTTCAAGTAAGTCATACAGAAAGTATCTGTCTTGAGTAGTTTTCTCCAATGTAATAGCAGTCCCAGATGCGGAAACCATAAACATGGATTTGCCACCGCCAGAAACTTCGTCAAAATCCACATGTAAACCGACGATTGCATCTGCATGATAACTTTCAGCCTTTCCAGTCAGTTCCTTCATTACTTCATCGTAAATTGTAGTCAATTTACTCTTGTAGCTTCCAGAACGTCCGCCAAATACATCTGTCAAAGAGGCTGCAATATCGGAAAACAGATTTGTACCTATTACAACATTCGCATTGACTACCCCAAGATATTTTCTTATTGTATATCCTTCTATACTATTTGTTGTTGTTACTATCATGTTATTTCATTGTGTTCATTCTAATACTCAATTTTACCAAAGCCATAGCTCTCACAGAAGATAACGGAAAATCTTTGGGCTGATGGTTTTGATTGTAACTTACCAGTTTTATCCAGTCTTCACCTTTTTCTGAATGCTGGACGTATTTTACAGTTAAGTATTCATCTCCATCCAGATCTATTGACACAAGGTACATTTCTCCAAAGAAAATATGACTCATTTCTAAAGGTACCTCCTTATATGCTACGATGTCACCAGATTTAAGTAATGGATACATGGAATCTCCTTTGACATAAACAGCCCCATCGCATTTAGGGATATTTGGAATATTGATTTGTCCAAGGATATTCTGGTCTTTGTTATCGAAGAGGGATTTCAAGTTTGCAGCAGCTTCAACATCATAAAGGGTTATCAATCCATCTTCTTCAGCTTTTTCTATGCTCTTTGGGTGAAATATTTGAGTAACTTCAGGTTGCTGTCGCAGAGGAGTACCACGGCCAGTTAAAATATAATCCGGATTAATATCTTCTCTTGCAGAACATACCGCAGATAATAAATCAGATGGGAGAGTTTTTTCTTTTCCACCTTTGGTCTTTCCTTCTTTCAATTGTGAAAGTTTAGACTGAGCAGATTTAACTCCGTATCTCTTTTCAATTTCGTATGAAGAAATTCCTGCTTTCTCAATACTTTCAAAAAATCTTTCAATAATTCCCATAATTTTAAAGCTTGCATTTGATACTTTAAAATTATAAAGTATCTTTGTACCGTAACAAGTACGAGGTGTTACAGGAACAAGTTGGTTAAACATTCCTCCGAGGAGGTTTAATATACACACCCATGATAGCTCGTACCTATTGTGGGTGTTTTGGTATAGCAGCTACAAAACTTAGAACACCTAATCGAGCAAGTTTAAGATTTCATTCTCAATAATATACATAAATTCAACGAACTACTCAAAAATATTAGCTATGATTAAAGAGTTATTCTCAGCCTTGTTCCCGGTCTTGTTTATATTTTTATGCATAGGGGCTGCAATCCTTTGGGCAAAAGCAATTGAGGAAGAATATACCACACCTCCCAAGAAACCGAATCCCCCTAAGTTCCCTATGTATACAAAGGAAGATTTAGAGTTTCTGCATTGGTTGGCAAAGTCACCTAAATCACTCCCTAAAGAGCCTAAGTACCCTGAAAGACCGCCAGAGCCTATGTGTTGACGGTGTGTCATCCGGGACTTTCAATCCCCGAAAGGAAATTGTATATCTTAATAGCTTTCTCATCGGGGATTTTTACCATACCTCTCTTTATTTCATCCATATGCTTTTTACCTATATCACTCAGATGAAAGTACTTACAATGGTTTAACAGACTCATAGCCTGTTCAAGACTCAATAAAACAAGGCTTTCCTCACCTAACTTGTTTGCCTCTATCGCAGACAAGCAAAACACACAAAGCGCATCATTGTATTCTTCCCTCGTTATGTAGATGTTCCCTGTCGTAAATTTCTGGGTGGCTATGGAAAAAGCTTTCATCCTTTTGGCTAAAATTTCATTTTCCGACTTATACATTGTATGTGCCTCTTCTATACTCTCTTTAATTCTTTTGTCTATAGATATAATAGTGTATATCTGAATCCCTAAAATAACAGTCACACCAATAGAAGTGGTAGCGACACTGATTTCCATAATTTCTTTGAATGAAACATCGCCTGTTATATTAGGATATAATGCAATTAGTATTGCCACTACACTTAAAAGAAGCGCAATACCACTCATCCATATAGCACAGCTTTTTCTCTTCATATAATAATGTATTAAGAAACCTGATAGTTAAATAATGTTGTGTACTTTATAATTCTAAAGCTATTTATTTGATACTTTAAAATTATAAAGTACATTTGCATATCGAAACTTAGATACGAAACAAATATAGTAAAAAACAACTAACCCTCACACGATTATGAAAAGAAATGTATTACACGAGATTATGAGCCTTGCATGGCAGTTGGTAAAGAGAAACGGTTTCTCTATGAGTGAAGCAATGAAATGCGCTTGGGCAAATATGAAGCTGAAAGCTGCAATGAAGCAAAGAATCGTAAAGTTCTACTTCAAAAAGGTAGATGGTTCTGTTCGTGAAGCCTACGGCACGCTGAAAGAAAATCTGATACCAGCCACATCAGGTGAAAGCAGAAAGAAGAATGACACAGTAGCAATATACTTTGATACCGAAAAACAATCTTGGCGATCATTTAAAAAAGCCAACTTATTGAACATAGCATAATGGATATAAAAAGAATAGTTCTCGAATCAAACAATGAAGAAGAGACAGATTATTTCGTCTCTTCTGATGGTAGAATATTCAAAGAAATTACACCATCAAAAAATGGAAATGGCTATGCCATGGTAACGATATATAAGAATGGAATTGGCTATACAAAGAGTGTCCACCGGATTGTGGCAAAAGCATTTCTTCAAAAGGTAAAAGGAAAAGAGTATATCAATCATATCAATGGCGATAAAATGGATAATAGATTAGAAAATCTTGAATGGTGTACACCACACGAAAATACAGAACATTATCACAAGACGCTGAGAAATGGCAAACCAATGTACAATCAAAAAGCATGTTTGCAGATTATAGATGGTGAAGTTATAGCAGAATATAAGAGCTTGAATGAAGCCTCACGAAGAACAGGTGTAAGTGTTTCAAACATCTATTGCTGCTGTATCGGAAAAACGACAACGGCTGGTGGCTATCAATGGAAATATAAAATTTGACAACCTTTTAAACATCGCATGACTATGACACGCCACGAAATCGAAGAAGAACTTGACGGGCTGAACAAAGACCTGAATTTCGCCTACAACGCAGATGAAGAAACTTTACGCAGGGCTTTCAATGCTGACAGCAAGCAAGAATACATCAAAGCACTTACTGAAGAGGTGAACAAATACGAAGCCCTTCTTGAAGAATACAACCTGCCTGAAGATGATGGCATGGACTACATCAACCTTCAGTTATCACAAGGCATGGCTGTGACGCACTGGTAACTCACCTACCCTGCTGACGGACTGAACGGCAACCGATAGCGAGAATCGGGCAGGGTTCTACTTGATTGGTTCTTTGACATGATGGAAATTTAGGCTTACCGTTAAGCCTGACGTGAAACGGACGACTGAGTAGCGATAACGGCTGTGTGAAAAGAGTATGAGTAAAGGGCTGCACTAAGCAAACGCAGCATACGAATCACACAGATAACAAAAAGACACTTATACGATTGCAGGTGGCCGTAGGCCGGCTACAAAGACAATCTTCACTGATTAGACACCAGCATGAACTATATATACCCGTGGCTTACCAGACCTTTGATAAGCAGTAAGGCAACCACCGGAACGCCCACGGGAACGATATTTAATACACACGGTTATGAAAATACTACTTTTTCTCTGTGCATTGTCCGTTCTGGTAATGCACTTCAATCAAGACCTGTCTGCTATGTACTGGATAGGATTTGTCGGGTTTATAATCACTGGTTTTTCAATCGCAAACAGACTGGACAATGAACGAGCTGCAAGAAACAATAAAAAGCATCTGTGATGAATTTGCGGACATCAACGCCATTCTGGCGGCACGCTCAAGGGAACTGGACAGACGGGAGCTATTTGATAAGGAGATAGAAACGGAAATAAAAAACATTAAAAAGAATAGACATGAAAACAAATGAGGAATTACAAGGTATGACGCATGATGAACTCGTGGCATACACACAGAATCTGCAACGAGAATCCGAAGAATACAAAAAATCAATGCTGTATTACATGGAAGAAGAGAAAAAGATTGAATCGAAGTTTGACAACTTCAAGAACATGGTTAAGTCATTAGCTGGCTTAGTAGATTAGTTTTTATGGTTTGAAAATGGGTAGATGCCGGGCTATGAAAGTCCGGCATTTTCATTGGCAGATAGTTCAGGCGGTAGAACACCATGTAAGGGTTAGCATGGAAGTCACGGGTTCGAGTCCCGTTCTGCCAGCAAACAATCAAATACTTAAACTATGGTTAGAGAAATTACAGTAGACGAAAACTACCAAACAGTACGTCTTTTTGACGAAATGAAGAAAGGGGACATTTACAAGGTTCCCTATGACAAGAAACGGCACAACGGAATCAAGCTGGAAGCATCACGCCGCAATCGTGACCTTCGCTTGATCGGGACACTTAAAAACAAAATGGACGTGAAATATCGGGTATCAGCAACAGAGTATCCGGGTTTCTCGGCAATTATCTGCTTAAAATAAAATGCTTATGATAAACGAAGATGTATTGAAAATAGTCTTAAACAACAAGTCTTTCGGGAAATACGAAGCAGCTTCGATAGTAGGCGGTCTCAAAAGGCTGAAAGAATTGTGCGAATCCGGAAGGATAAAATACAAGACCAAAGAAGGCGTGCCACACAGCAGATGGGCTTGTAATGCCTGGGACGTGATAAAACATGCAAAATTGATGTATTAAAACCAATTATTATGGAAGAAAAGCCAAATCTATATCAGAAGATACAGCTTGTCTCAAATGAGATAAAAAATATCGAAAAGAACCTGACCGTAGGCAAAGGTAATTATGCCTACAAGGCAGTACAGGACATTGATGTCACCTTGGAAGTGAAAGAAGCCGAGTCCAAGCATGGCCTTGTCAGTATTCCCATTAAGCAGGAACTTGTTAAATCGGAAATAATTAGAGTTGTCAAAGAAGGTGGAGGGGAATCCATCAACTATATGGACATCATAAAAATGACCCTACGCATTATCAATCTGGACAACACATCAGAATACATAGACGTGGAAAGTTTTGGGCGTGGACTTGACCCAGGCGACAAGGGATTTGGAAAGGCTTCTACTTATGCCAGAAAATACGCTTTACTTAATGCCTATAAGATTGCTACAGGTGAAGACCCTGATGAAAACAAATCCAAAGTGCAAACCCCTGCTACAGTAGATGAAGTGAAAAATATTGTCGTTGATTACATGATGACCGACAATCAGTTTGCGCAGAACATACTGTCTTATTTCAATGTAGGAAGTGCTGATGACATGACAAGCGAACAGCTTAAAATGGCATATAACAACCTCAAGAAGAAAGGAAAGATATGACAGAAACCATGTACATAGGAAGCGGTGACGTTCATGCCTTGATGAGTGGTAAGAATACGAAATCACATATCGCCCTCATGCAGCGTTTCGTCAGCGGGATAAAGCCTTATTACAATGCTTTTGCCAGCCCTATAGATGCTTTACGTACGGGAGCCATTCTTGAGAACAGGTATCTTCTCACTTTGCCTGACAACTACTTTACTCAGTATGTTGTCAGGTCAGATGAAATGAACGTGTTCAAGTGCAGCCTGGACTTTGCTTGTATCGATAAAGGAAAGTTAACTGATTTTGATGAATTAAAGACTCTTTATCTTTCAGATTACCTTGATTTTATTGAGCCTATCAAGCATGACAACAAAGCTTTAATCGAATACGTCAAGAAGAAGCATAAAGCTTATTATTATCAGGTTCAGGAACAACTCTTTTGCACTCATCTTAAAAGCTGTAACCTTGTTTTTCTGTCTGTAACAACCTACGACGACGAAGCCAACTGGCATCGTAATATCCTTCCCAATGAGTATTGTAAAATCCGTATCACTCGTGACGAACAGGCAATTGCAGAAATAAAACGACGTGGACAGATTTTCCAACAGATAAAAGATTTTTATTCAAACTAATATGGCAAATCAAATAACTGGACGGCTGGTCTATATTGGCCAGCCCCAAGAAATCCCATCCAAAAGCGGTGGCAACCCGTTTGTGAAACGTGAATTTATTCTTGATGCCACAACCTATGACCCCTATACAGGTGAACGAAGCCAGTACGAGAACATTCTACCTCTTGAAGTAAGTGGTGACAAATGTGCCGAACTTGACCAGTTCAGAACCGGTGACGTAATAACGGTTTCCTTTTCCCTCCAAGGTCGGGAATGGACAAATCAGGACGGACAACTAAAACGTATGGTGTCCATCCGCTGCTATAAACTGGAAGGCCGTCAGCCAATGCACCAGCCAGCATCCGTGCCAGCACAGCAACCGGCACCGTCACAAACGCCACCCATGGTACAGGCGTTTCCACCTGATGTAGATGCGAATGGAAATCCCAAAGATGACTTACCGTTCTAGCCTATGAGCATATTCAATCTGAAGAATGAATACGATATACCCAAGTTCAAGGCTTATGTAAACAAACTGTTCCAGGAGCGGGCGGTTGTGGAAGTGAGAAAGAAGCTGCCCAACCGCACGCTCGCCCAGAACAGATACTTCTATTTGCTTCTAAATTGGTTCGCAAGTGAAACAGGTTATAGTGTAGAGGAAGTTAAAATCGATATTTTCAAGAGGTTATGTAATAGGGATATATTCGAGAAAGAAAAGACGAACAAAAAAGGAAAGATTATAAAAACTTTGAGAAGCTCGTCTGAACTGAGTACGGGAGAAATGACTCTCGCTATTGAAAGATTTCGGAATTATTCTAGTGCTAAAGCAGGAATATATTTACCAAGTCCTAACGAGAATGAGTTTCTATTACATATTCAACAAGAGATAGAAAAAGATAAAGAATTTCTAAGCTATGGGGATGGGTGAGAATTGGAAAGATATATCCGGATATGAAGGTTTATATCAAGTATCAGATATGGGACGGGTTAAATCTATATGCAGTCATGTAAGGCTTCAAAATGGCGAGTTAATGAAAAAGAAACCACATATTTTGAAACCACAAAACAGATGTGGATATAGATGCGTAAATCTATTCAAAGATGGAAGTATTCATACAGTAAACATTCATCGTTTAGTGGCTGAATCTTTCTTGCCTAATCCTCATAATTATCCAGTTGTAAATCATAAAGATGAAAACAAAACAAACAACAATGTAGGAAATCTTGAATGGTGTAGCCATGCTTACAATCTTAATTACGGTACAGCTAAAAGACGTAGAGCTATATCGCAAGGAAAGGTGGTTCTTCAATTGGATAAAAATGGAGTTTTGATAAAACGCCATTTAACATTGATGGATGCTTATAGAGATACTGGTGTAGATTACCGAAATATTTCACTTTGCTGTTATCATAAAAGAAAAACTGCTGGTGGATATTGTTGGAAGTTTGAATAATAAATTAAATCGAACGTAACAAAGAGTTTATTTGACTATGGACAAATTTTTAGGACAAGACATCCCTGAACAGGAACGATGGCAGTTCCTTCAGGACAACGCCGATGCGGTAGAGAAAATCGGATATACTCACCGATTCACCCCCGAAGAACTGGCTCAGAAGAAAGAAACTTTGGCCGAGGTATCAATCACCATCAACGATGTTGAGTTGGAGAAGAAAGAGGTTATGGAAAGCTTCAAAGAACGATTGAAGCCTTTGAATGAAGAAAAGCAGGAACTTCTGGACCATATCAAAAGAGGTTCAGAGTTCGTAGCCAACGAGGAATGTGCCAAATTTCTCTACCACAAGGAGAAAATGGCTGGATTCTACAACAAGTTAGGTGAACTGGTTTATAGCCGCCCAATCATGCCACAAGAAATGCAGAAGACAGTATTTAGTATTAACCGTAAAACTGGAACAGAATCATGAGTGAAAACAAAATCAATTTGGTAGTACCGAAAGAGTACAATGGTACCCCCATCGAAGTAGTATTGAGAGAAGGTAAAGCATCCGTAGCCCTTGACCCGAAAGAACCGGAGAGAGTAGTTATCAATGGAACGATAGAAGCACCCTTCAGATGGCTGGAAAAGCGTGTCGAACTGATTAATCAGAAATCGGCCAATATCATTGTGAACCGTGATAAGATGTGTCTGGCTTTGACTATTGATGAAACCAATTATTACCAGACAGTAATTAGTGGAGTTTTACAGGCTTCAAAGGAAATGCAGGAGTTCGGTATCAATGCGGAAAGGAAATGGGAACCTATTAAGTTATCCCAGTTCTTCAAGATGCACCGTGCTTTCTTCAAAGACAAATCACAGAACATGATGCTGGTTTCTACTTTGAAGAATTTCAAGGCGAAAGTAAACCAGGATATAGAACGTAGTAAAGAGGAAAACGGAAACAAGACGGATAACTATTCTCAAGTGGTTGATTCCAATCTGCCAAAATCGTTCAAACTGAATATCCCTCTTTTCAAAGGTTTTGCCTGTGAAGAAATCGAAGTTGAAATCTACGCCGATGTGGACGGACGGGAAGTTTCCCTTTCTTTGGTTTCTGCCGGTGCGAATGAGGCCATTGAAGAATACAAGAATAAGGTGATTGACAAACAGGTTGAAGCAATCAAAGGTGTTGCACCTGACATCGTAATCATTGAGGTGTAACAATGAGAAAGCAAATTTATTTAATTCTGTTTCTGGTAGTCGGAGTATCTATCGGAAACAGAATATTCAATCACCTCAACGCTTGGCTGGGCGTGGTAATAATATCAGCCACAGTGATTTATTTCGTTTATAAACTAATTAAAAATTTGAAGAATGAAAAGATTGATTAATCTAATGTTGGTCTGTATGACCTTAGTGGTATTTGCTTCATGCGAAAGAGTAGCCCCTAATTATGCCGGTGTTCTAATGGAGAACTATGGGAAGCAAGGAAAAGAGGATTTTAAGGTAGTGTCCGGTAAAGTTTCCACTTGGGAATGGGGCACTGAATTGTTTCAAGTTCCATTGTTTGACCAAAGAGGGGAATTTGCTGAACCTGTCACATTGAAGGCTGCTGATAACACTGAATTTAACGCACGTCCTACTTATTCTTATAAAGTTATCAAGAATAGAGCTATAGATGTTGTATTCGATAACAAACATATAGATAAAGCTGATACAGAATCAGGAAAAGACGGGTTTATGCAAAGCCTTGAAGATAATATACTTGAACCTCGTATTTATGATTTAATCAAAGAAGAAAGCCGTAAGCACAAGACAGACAGTTTAATGGCTGACGGTGGTTCTCTTCTTTTTGAAAAGCGGTTGGAGCAGATTGTGGATAAAGAATTTGAGAAAAGAGGGCTTCAATTGCTGACTTTTTCTGCACAGCTTGAATTTTCAAAGGCTGTGCGTGAGAAGATTGATAGTCGTAATGAGGTGAATACCAATATATCTGTATTAGACCAGCAGATTGCAGAGCAGAAGAAACGCAACGAATTGGAGCAATTAAAAACAGAACAGGCTATCATTCAATCACGTGGGTTGACTAAAGAAATACTCTATAAGCAATTCATAGATAAATGGGATGGCCGTACACCACTTTATGGAATTGCCCCTGAGTTTTTAAAAATAACGAAATAGCATGAATAAACGCCCGGAAAGACGGGCATACGGGCGCAAGCACAGGACGTGCTTTAGAGTGGAGTAATTGCGCAATATCTCCATGAACTTGCTTCATTAAATTAGCTAATATATGTGGCAAGTAAAACCGTGATGGTTGGGTGGGTTCGATTCCCACTGCGTCCACAAATAATCTCAAAAATAAAGAATATGGAAACAAAAAAAGTAACTCAAGTCGTTTACATCGCTAATGATGGAAAAGAGTTTCTTACAGAAGAAGAATGCAAGAAGCATGAAGCGTTTGTGAAAGAGGTTTTGTGTAATATTTCCTATTTCTGTATCCGTTGCAGACCTGATTTAACTGAAACTGGATACTATATGCATAGAATATATGCAGCAGTCCTTTCTAAAAATGGATTATTCAGTGAAGAAATCGCATTTCAATGGGCTTTAAAGAAGTTTGGTAGTTACTTAGGAGAAAGCGTAATGGGATATGGATTCCAACCACGCTTTAGTGTGAGTGAAGTATCAAAAGAAGAATATGAAGAATGTCCTGCTACCGTATGGGGAGGTACTCCACTGAAAAGTGAAAAGATATTTTTAAGCCCAAAACAAGTAGATGGATTTCCTGAAAATATTGACTACATGAAAGAATGGGGGTTTAAATAATGCCATACTACATAAAACGAAAGCCAAAGAAGAAAGATAAGCCTTTGCCGTTATTCGACAAGGCAGGAGTAAAAATCAAGAAGAAGCCGGATTTAGTAGCCAAACTCGACAAAGTTTTCAGCCGCTATATCCGGCTTCGCGATTGTATGCCGAACGGGTATTTCCGCTGTATCTCATGCGGCCAGATAAAGCCATACGAACAGGCAGATTGCGGACACTTCCATTCGCGCCGCCACATGGCCACACGCTTTGACGAGGATAACGCCCACGCAGAATGCCGGGCGTGCAACCGGTTCAGTGCCGAACATCTGATACAATATGAAAAGAATCTGATTGCAAAAATCGGCCAGCAACGCTTCGACAAGCTGGCATGGAAAGCCGCACAGACAAAGAAATGGACAGACTTTGAATTAATCGAACTCACGAAGTATTACAAGGCTTTGGGAGACAAACTAAGCAAGGAGAAAGGATTATGAAAAATATAACTATTGATGCAAGCTATGTAAACGTGCAAGACAACCACACATCGTTTGAATACAGAATAAATGGATATTTCTCTGTTGAAATGAATGTGCACGAATCCGATTTAAACGCATTGATGGAAAAAATGGATGAGGACGAGATGATTTATTTCTTGGAAGCTAAAGGATATAAAATAGAAAAAGAATGACCTACCAACTACGCGACTACCAACAGAAAGCCAGCAATGCAGCAGTCAACTTCTTCAACAACAAAGCGAAGAAGAACAACGCCATCATGGTGTTGCCCACCGGAGCGGGGAAATCTCTCGTGATAGCCGACATCGCCAGCCGTCTTGAAGGGCATACGCTCGTGTTTCAGCCCAGCAAGGAAATCTTGGAACAGAACTATCTGAAGCTCTGTTCGTATGGTGTTCTGGATTGTTCCATCTACTCTGCATCATTCGGACGGAAAGAGATTTCAAGGATAACATTCGCCACCATAGGCAGCGTGATTAATCATCCCGAACTCTTCCAGCATTTCCGGAACATAATCATTGATGAATGCCATCTGGTCAATCCCAAAGAAGGAATGTATAAGTCGTTCCTTTCGATGCTGAAATGTAAAGTCCTTGGATTGACGGCTACGCCTTACCGGCTTTCATCAAGCAGGGATTTCGGTAGCATGTTGAAGTTCATCACACGTACACGCCCGTGCGTGTTCTCGGAAGTGATTTATCAGGTGCAGATTTCCACCCTTTTGGATATGGGGTATCTATCAAAGCTGAACTATTACCCGATGAATCCCATTGGATGGAATGAACTCAACTTAAAGGTGAATACGACCGGTGCCGACTACACTGATAAATCCGTAGTCAAAGAATATGAGCGTATAGACTTCTACGGGTTCTTGGTGAGTATAGTCCAAAGGCTCATGAACCCTAAAAGCGGAATAAAGCGCAAAGGGATATTGGTATTCACAAGGTTTCTGAAAGAGGCTGAAAGGCTTACTTGGTCTATACCCGGAGCGGCAATCGTTTCAGGAGACACGCCCAAGAAAGAACGCGAGCATATCCTTGAAGCGTTCAAATCCGGCGAAATACCGGTTGTCGCAAATGTGGGTGTACTTACAACGGGATTTGATTACCCTGAGTTGGACACTATTGTCATGGCTCGCCCTACAATGTCCTTAGCCCTATGGTATCAGATAGTCGGCAGAGCCATCAGACCCCATCCCAATAAAGAAGCTGGTTGGGTTGTGGATTTGTGTGGCAACATCAAACGGTTTGGGGAAGTCAAGGATTTGAGACTTGTGGATGGAGGTAACGGCAAGTGGGCAGTTTACTCCAAAGGCAGACAATTAACCAACGTGAGATTTTAAGATTATGGAAGGATATATAAAACTAAGCCGCAAGTTCTTCTCGAATGATATGTGGAATGAAGCCCGGACTTTTAGCAGTTGCGAAGCGTGGCTCGACTTGATTCAGTCGGCACGATTTGAGGCAACGCCCCGTATGGAGAGTATCGGAGGTCGAGAAGTCTCTTATACAAGAGGACAATATCCTGCATCCATAAGATTTTTATCCAAGCGTTGGAAATGGTCAGAAAGGAAAGTACGAACATTTCTCGCTTTTCTTAAAAGAGAAAACATGATAACTCTTTCACAAGAACAGGGTATGAATGTAATAACGCTCGTGAAATATGAAGAATATAACGGAAAGCTCTCCGACACAGCGAGTGACACAAGAAGCGACACAGATATAATGCAGGAAATAAGCGAGTTACGCAAACAAGTGACACAACTTCTGACACAGCAAGCGACACAGTTACCAAAAGAACCGAAAAAGCGACACACAGGTGACACAAAACAAATAAAAGGGAATAATGATATGAAAGAAACTACTACTGACGTAGTAGTAAAGAAAGACGCAGCTAAAGCTGCTACTCTCTCCCGGAAAGAATCCTTCTACCAGTCGTTAGTCCCTTATGTAGGCCAGTACCCGAAAGAAATGATTCGGGCTTTCTTCGATTACTGGAGCGAGCTTAACAAGTCAGAAACCAAGATGCGCTATGAACTGGAAAAGACCTGGGAGCTTCCAAGACGGCTGGCAACCTGGGCCAGTCGTGAGAAAGTGCCTTCGAAAACAGATGTGGGCATAGTTCTGAAGGATAATTCACCGGAAAAATACAAGAAAGGCTGGTAAACATGGAACAGATAAATTTTCAACAGACAATCGAACGGCTTAAAGATACGGGCTTCTCCCCTATTCCTAACGTCGTACAGGTAACCGTTCCGGATGCCAAAAGAGTTCTCTGGGCCGGTATCAGGTACTTCACTGGAGAAAGTGCCAGATGGCTTCCTGAGTACGAAGAAGTGGCAGGCTGGCTGGCCGGCAATGAAGGTCGCGGACTTCTGTGTTTCGGCAACTGCGGACGCGGAAAGACCCTTATCTGCGGAAAGATTCTCCCTTTGGTTCTTAACCATTACTGCCGCAAGGTGGTAAGCTGCTACGATGCACAGCAGATGAATGCAGATTTAGACGCTGTGAAGCAAAAACACATCATCTACGTTGACGATATAGGAACAGAGAATCTTAGCGTCAAATACGGCGAAAAAAGGCTTGCATTCGCTGAGCTGGCAGACGAAGCCGAGAAGAAAGGAAAGCTTCTTATCCTGACCACCAACCTAACGATAGACGAGCTGAGAGAGAAATATGGGGAAAGAACCATTGACCGGCTGAGGGCGATAACGAAAACCGTCCTCTTCAGCGGTGAAAGCCTGAGAAAATGATATGAAAATCACAATCAACTGGGTAACTCGTGACTGGAACCTGATCAGGAGGTTACGTGAGAAATACCGTCTCCCACAATACATGAACGTGAACGGACTCACAGAAGCAGAGGTTGACGAAGAGACATTAAGCAATCTCCGCAAGGGTGAGCCAAAGTATTTAATCATCAGAAAAGTAGAGAAATGACAAGACAAGAATCAGAAAGAAAGCTCAATGAACTGAGAAAGAAGTATATCGCCTTGATTTCATCCATGAACTTTGCCAAAGCACAGAAAATCAAGAACAAGATTGACTCCCTTGAAAGAGAGCTGGAACCGCATTCCTTGGGAGAGCTTCTTCAGGATTATACACCGGAGTTCAAGGTAGAAATGCTTCGCAAGATGCACAAGCTGTTCATCTACTCCGATTTGCTTGAAGGTGCGGCACTGGAGTTCCAGTCTGAATTTGAATCAAACGGAATAGATGCTCAGGTAGTTTTTCAGGTAAAGCGCGTTCTGAAAGAACTGAGAAGCATAGTACGAATACCGGATGAAGAGAAAAACGCTTCATTGTCTGACAACTTTGCCGGGATGTGTGATGAAGCTGGACTTGTAGTGAGTAACATAATCAACAAATATCTTGCAAAATGATAACGGAAAATGACCCAATGCTTCCACGTAAAGTGGATTTGGAGAAGAACCCTTCTGGAACCGAACTGAAAATCGCCCAGCATCGGGAACTGGAGAAACATGGAAAGTATGTAGCTATCCCAGGCGACAAAACACGGACGCGAATTTTCGTCCGCAACGGTGAGGATGCGGAGAAGAAGATAGCTGCTTACTTGGAGAGAATCAACAACCGACCTCAAAGATGGAACTGATATGATAAAGTTACTTTATATAGACCTTTTCTGCGGTGCCGGGGGAACCAGTACCGGAGTAGAAAACGCACGCTACGCAGATGAACAATGTGCGAAAGTTGTCGCTTGTGTGAACCATGACGCAAACGCCATCGCCAGTCATGCTGCCAATCACCCGGATGCGCTCCACTTCACGGAGGACATCAGAACTTTGGAACTGTCTCCTTTGGTGGCCCATGTAGAACGAATGAAGAAGATTTATCCGGATGCGTATGTAGTTCTATGGGCTTCGCTGGAATGTACCAATTTCAGCAAGGCAAAAGGAGGACAGCCACGGGACGCTGATAGTCGTACTCTTGCTGAACACCTTTTCCGTTATATAGAATCAATTGATCCAGACTACATACAGATAGAGAACGTTGAGGAGTTCATGTCATGGGGCGATATGGATGAACATGGGCACCCTATCAGCAAGGACAAAGGACGATGCTATGAGAAGTGGAAACGCAACGTCAGGAAATATGGTTACGATTTTGACTGGCGCATTCTTAACGCTGCCGATTATGGGGCATACACCACTCGCAAGCGGTTCTTCGGTATCTTCGCCAAGCGTGGACTTCCGATTGTGTTCCCTGAACCTACTCACTGTAAAGATGGGAAGTCGGATATGTTCGGACGATTGGAAAAATGGAAGCCGGTCAAGGAAGTGCTGGACTTCTCAGACGAAGGAGATAGTATATTCTGCAGGAAGAAGCCGCTGGCCGAAAAAACTCTTGAACGCATCTATGCCGGACTGATTAAGTTCGTGGCTGGAGGTAAGGAGGCTTTTATTGTAAAGTATAACTCTATGAGTCGGACGGGGAAATACCAGGCACCAAGCGTTGACGAACCATGCCCGGTTGTGGCAACACAAGGACGGCTTGCATTGGCAAAGGTAAACTTCCTCTCCAAGCAATTCAGCGGCCATCCAGATAGCAAGAACATATCTGTGGAAGGCCCTGCCGGAACTATCACCTGTAAAGACCACCACGCTTTCGTCTCAGCCTATTACGGGAATGGTCATAACCATTCTGTAGAACTTCCAGCACCTACGGTAACAACAAAAGATAGGTTGGCATTGGTAAATTCTGTTTTCATAGACAACCAGTACGGTACCGGGAAACCGACATCCATTGAACAACCGGTTGGTACAGTAACCACGGTTCCTAAGTTCAATGTGGTAAGCTGCAAACCGTGGATAATGAACACAGCTTTCTCAAATGTAGGAAGCAGCATAGAACAGCCGTCACAAACAATCACGGCCAACCGTAAATGGCATTACCTTATGAATCCGCAGTTTGCCAGTGCCGGAGGTTCTGTGAACAACCCTTGTTTTACATTGATAGCACGGATGGACAAAATGCCTCCCTATTTGGTGGAAGTTGAAGGAGGTGTTGGTATACAGGTCACACCAGTGGACAGTCCGATGACTGCCAAGATTAAGGAGTTTATGGCCTTATATGGTATCATCGACATTAAGATGCGTATGCTTCGGATAGCAGAACTGAAAAAGATAATGGGATTCCCAGAAGACTATGTACTGATTGGCCCCCAGTCAGACCAAAAAAAGTTTATCGGTAATGCCGTGGAGGTGAACATGGCTCGTGTTCTTTGTGAAGCTATCTGTAAGGAGATTATAAGAAAAAGAAAGGTTGCGTGATATGAGTGAACTGAAAGTGTATTATGGGTGGGCTAGAATAGGAAATGTCCGTAAGCAGCGTGCAATATCTGTCATTTTCGAGAATGAATGGAATGGTTGCAGAAGCGAACGCGGACAAAGGATTTTGAGAGCAGCTCAGGAAACAGTAATAGAGCGATACCAGGATGCGGAAGAAGAGAAAGCTGCAAAGGATTGCAACCGGATATTTACAGAGTATAGCCTGTTCCTTGACGAAAAACCAATAAACGGAAGCCTAAACAAGATACTCCAAATGAATAGTGACGCCGATAAGAAACATGTATCTAAAGAAATGCGTGATAAGATTGCTGAAGCCTTACGGAAAGCCTTTATGCAGTCGAATCGCAGATATAGAGAACCAGGTTGGCAACAACTTGAATTGAGCTTTGAATGATATGGGAAAGCAAGAAAGTATGGATGACTGGTTCCAGATGGCTAAGGATTATGCCAAAGCTGAAAAGGAACTGAAGATTGAGCAATGGGTTGAAGTAACTATTTACTACGGATATGCAGAAAAACAAGTAAGCTTATATCACTACAATCTTCCCCGTGAGATGTATTTCCGGTACCAATGGGTAATCAGATGGAGGATGGCGAAATTACAGTGCCAATACCCCAAACAGATTGTATCTACAAGCCTGTACTTCTACGACAAGCGTTCTGGAGAATCTATGGAGGTTAGCGGTTGCCTTAGTAAACTTATATCAGCAAAAGCCCAGATAACAAAAGCAGAACGCAGGATGAATGAATACATAGAACACAACCGTCAGAACAACATGTTCTTTGACGAGAATACGGACGAGGAACTGGTTAAGTTCCGCGAGAAACTGGATCGCAAGAAAACCGAGTGTGCAGAGTGTGAAAAGAGACTTGAACAATTTGTAGAAAAAAGGAGGAAAGAAAATGGCTAACATTGTCAAATTGACCGGATGCAAGGAGGTTTCGCATGATATATATGCTTACTTCACTTGTGATGCTGAAAAAGCATTGAAGGCTTTGGAACTTGAGATACCGTGTACTGGGGCAAATAGCACTGGGGCATACAACATCTACTTTAATGATGAGGGAGAAATTATCTGTGAATATATGACGTTCTGTGTTACACGTGAGTTTAAGAAAGTTTCATCCATACAGGATGCTGTTGAATGGATGGATAGGAAAATGAATGGAAATGAGTAAAACGAAATTGTATTACCTGTTTCTGGCAGTCATGTGGTGGCTGCTGGGATAGGTGGAAAGGAGAAATGAATATGACAAGAAAGGAAGAAATGCTTAGGGAAGCCGTTCACGATCATTATCAGTGTAACGGAAAGTATGCTTGTGAAGAACGTGCTTATTGTAGATTTTGCGATGGAGATAACATAGCACATGACTGTGATGAAGATTGCTGTGCAGATGAGTTTAGCGAGGGATTTTTAGCTGGTTGGAATGCCTGCTTAAAATACCTTGGGAATATACCTTGGAATGAAGCCATGGATGAGATTGCAAACCATATTGAAACCAATCGTTCGGAGAAATTGAATGATTACCAAAATGAATAGTTATGGAAGAAAATAGTGTAATAATTGAGCTTGATACCGTTCTTGAATACAGGGACGGTCAAGTGTACATAAAGAAGATGGTTACAAGTGAGATGCCTGTTACACTGACATTTGCTATCATCGAAGCATTGAATAAAACGATTGTTGAGTATTACAGAAAGTGATAATTATGAAGAAGGTTGAGACAAAAATTTCTACTACAGTTGAAGTGACTGTAGGTGGAGAATCTGTAAACGAAGTATTAAACAATATATCTTCAATATGTCATAAATCTATCGAATATTCCTCTTCAAAAGATGAGGGATGTAATACACTCTATGAGGATGGGGAAATCGAAGACTATAAGGTCGACATGGAGGATAGGGTTGCTACACTTGAATCTGCTCTTTATCAAATACTTGATTTATTGGAGGACTGAATATGAACAGAAAAATAAAATTCAGAGGTAAATCGAAAAAGACTAGAAAATGGCTTTATGGTTATTTAGGTGAATCTAAATTCAGCATTCTTGATTATGTCTATACAGACAAAGTTATTTTTGATAATGTTCTGTCATTTAATACTGATAATAGTGCCTATGTAGTCAAAGATTTGTCCGTAGAAGAAGATACCATCTGTCAATTTACCGGATTGTATGATAAAAATGGAACAGATATTTATGAGGGTGATATAGTTCTTCAGCAAGGATACCATGGGAATAAACAGCCTATGGTTGTAAAGTTTGAGTGTGGAGCATTCATCGTAGGTTATCACAAAGGAAGTTCGACCAAGACTACCCCTATGTTGCTCAATAGTAAGTGTGAGGTAATTGGAAACTTATTCGATAACCCAGAATTATTAGAGGATAAGAAATGAAAGCAATATCCATCAAACAGCCGTGGGCAAGCCTAATCGCTCACGGTATCAAAGACATCGAAAACAGGACTTGGAAGTGTCCTCAGAAGTACATCGGCCAAAGGGTGCTTATTCATGCAAGCAAAGGTAAAGGAGATGGTTGGGTATTAAATAAAGAGCAAGGGTTAAAACTACAAATGCATCCCTCCAATCTTAAAAGTACATTCTATGATGATTTACCTTTTGGTGCCATCATCGGAAGCGTGGTTATAGCCGACTGCGTACAGAACCATCCGTCAGTCTGGGCAGAGAAAGGTGTCTGGAACTGGGTATTGAAGGATGCGGTACTGTTTGATAAGCCGATTATGAATGTGAAAGGGAAACTTAGTTTTTGGGAATATAATATAGAAGAAACAAAATGAATCTAAATAAATTGAGAGATAAAGCCTACCAGTGCGCCGTAGCCCACGGATGGCATGACGAGAACCAGAGTGACGAACATTTCCTTTGCCTGGTCATATCCGAACTGATGGAAGCGGTGGAAGCTGACAGGAAAGGAATGCACGCTAAACGGGATAATTTTGAATATTACATGAAACAAAGGAAACGTGATGATGGGGAATTCATGTACGCTTTCAAGCATGATATTAAAGACAGCGTGGAGGACGAACTTTCCGACGCCTGTATTCGTCTGTTGGATTTGGCCGGGTTGAGAGGATATGATTTGGATAGCTTCGACTACGAAGGAAGCGATACAGAAGACTATTCTGATATGACCTTCACGGAGTCCATGTTTAGAATCTGCGTCTATGTCACCGACAACTTCTACCGGGATGAACTATATATCCTCCTAAATGAGATATTCGCTTTCTGTCGGGACAGAAATATCGACATCTTCTGGCACATCAAGCAGAAGATGAAATATAATGAACTTCGTCCGTATAAGCACGGAGATAAAAGCTACTGACCATGAAACACATTTTCTACGCCTTAATCATTCTGCAAGCCCTGTATGAGCTTGCGAAACTGTTTAGATGTAAATCCTTGTATCAGCATGTAAAAGTCTTTCAGAAGCTGGATAAGACATCAAAAAGATGGTATCTGATGGCGCATCCGTGGCTTCATATTGCATTGTTCATGGATACTATCGGACTTATATTGCTGGGGATGGGATTGTTTTCAAGCCAATGGATATGTTTCCTTGTTGTCCTGGCCATGAGTTTCAGTCAGATCCAAAAGTTGGGAGCATGGGCGGTGTTCCTGGACAGTCTGGTTACGGTTATTGTGTACGCTTTCGCCATCCTGAACGCATATCACTTGGCATAAAAATAGGGAGCCAGCCCACACGATTATGATGCAAATATAAGAATTTCCAACTAAATAAATCGTGCTATGACAAAAGAATTTTCATCAATCGTGGAGTTGAAATCAATACGTGAACAGAAATCAAGATTATCGGAACGTGAACAGGAACTATCCTCCCCCATCCTGACCGATTTTTCTCTTATTCCGGAGATTTATGACTGGTTCAAGGACCTGTTGGCCGGGATGGACTGTCCGCCCAATCCGGAAAGTGTTACCCAGCGAAAGAAGTTCCTCTTCATTGTGTTGTTCCTCTTCGCCCCTAGTGTGCTTGCCGGCGGACGGCTGCCGAACGGCATCCGGGCAGAGATTTCCGGTGTGTTCCCGGATGTTTCCCCGTGTGTAATATCGAACAATATCGCCGATGTTTCTTTTATCTATCAGCAGTATAAGGATTTCCGACAGGATATAGAGTATCTTTACAACCAAATTATAGAAAGGTTGAAAAACAAAGGACTAATCAAGTAACCCCGTTCCGAAAGGCTCGGGGTATTTTTATGAAACATTTTACCAATTGTTTGTTCTTGGTTTAAGCAATCTTAGGCTAAAAATCACCATGTTGGTAACTTTGTCTCAAAGAGATAATAACAGCTATCCTCACGGCTGAAAAGTATAAACCCTGCCATCGGTAAGAAGTGAGGAGCTTGCCTTTGGTGGGGTAATTTTTTAATCTAAGATTCACTGAGACATGAAAACAAATCAAGAAATGGTAAGGCAAATGGGGAATTTAGAAGTTATTCAACGCACCGTTGACGGCTATTTCAATGCTACCAGGCTTGTAAAGTTATGGAACGAACGAAACTCCTCAAACAAAGAATTGAAGAAATACTTTGAAAATGAATCAACCAAGGAATTAATCGCTACCATCGTTGAAAAAGAAAATCTAAATGGGCAAAATTCTCCCTATTTAAGTTCACGTGGTAAATGCGGTGGAACCTGGGTTCATCCTGTATTGTTCATTGATTTGGCTATGTGGCTAAATGCGTCATTCAAATATGATGTAATCAAATTCGTTTCTGACCAAATGATTCGTTACCGGAATGATGCTGGGGACGCTTATAGGGAACTCTCTTCTGCCATCATGAAAATCGTTCCCAAAGACTTTATGCCTAAAGCCATGCAGAAGGTCGGTGAAGCCTTGAACTGGGTTATCTTCAACAGTCATGAAAAGATGCTACGTAATAAGCATGGTGAGGAACAAAAACAACGTGAATTGTGGCAGCTTGAAAAGAAGATTGCTGATTTGGTCAATGAAGGTTTCTTGACCGACTATGAAAGCCTTATTGGGTATCTGAGAATTCAATACCAGAAAAGGAACTATCCAAAGGTCTTTGCTAATGCTGGATAAAATATTACAAAAGTAGAAAAGCCGGAGCGTTATGCTTCCGGCTTTATACCATTAATATCCAATTCAAATTTTGTTTTACTCAGTGAAGCTTCATAAATCTTACATGAGGGGATATGTTCTTTTACAATAGAAATAATTTCATTTTTTGCTTCAATAGAGATTTTGCACCCCAACGTAATTTCGGTAATCGAATCTAATGGAACTTTTATACTACTTCTTGAAGCATTAATTTTAATTAATCTATATTCATCCTCGTATTCCCAGATATTTGCTTTTGTAAAAAGTAATCTTTCTATAAATTCTTCAACTTTATCTTCAAGGTGCTTTATTGGAAGCTCTTTTTGATATTTGACTTTTCCAAGTGTTCCTTTTACAGCATAAAATATTTTATCCATATCAAACCCAATACAAATACCTGTATGTGAGTTTGTATAATGTGACCACATCAAGAAATTATTGCTTCTTGTGGTTAAGCTAAACACCCCAAATAGTCTTTCTACTTCTTTTTGGGTTTCTTTATTTTGCTGTTCTATATGTTCTTCATTAAACAACCATCCTTTTTTTTGTTCTTCTGAAACGTATGTATATATTTGTTCCTCACTCCAATCGGGATAATTTTTACGGGCTAGCTTATACATATATTGAAAAATATTTTCTGTTGTTAGCTCAGAATTGTCAAAAATATATGGAATACTACCCTCAAATGGATCGTTTAGTTGCCCAATTGACGGAAAATATAATTCACCATCAGTTAATATTCTTTTTGTATAATCATTCCATGGTTTATACTTGTATAATACATTTAGCATTTTATTATTCTCCTTTCTTAATTTTGAATTTTATACTGCAATCCTAAACCATTAAGCCTCATGTCTGAAATAATCATTCTTTCGTATGACCATTTTCGTCAAACTCAAATGGAAGTTCCATTTGACCAATCTGACGCATCTTCATTTTTTTGAAGTTATCACAAAATTGCTTCATATTGTCTGAAACCTGAAACAATGTTATTACTTTATTGATCTGTTTCTCTAGATTTGGTTCTCCAATATCAAGTGTAAGAAGTTGGTGATAACGGTTTGTTCTGTTTCCTGATTCACTTTTAGGCGTTTTCTTTTTTAATTCCTCTAAAACTCCATTAGGTAGTTCTTCATAGATAAAAGTATTAGTCCATTTTCCTATAATTCCAGGACGTTTTTTAATACCTTTTACTGTATAATCCCAGCCATTAAGACGAAATAGTTCTTTATAAAAAATATCAGGAAATCTTTTTTGCCAAGGTAGTAATTCTTCTGAAATATACGCTTTCAGAATTTTTTGTAATTCGTCTTTCTCTCGTTCGTACTGGTAACCAGTAGCTTCATCAACAAGAGCAATAATACCTACTTTTGCTACAGAGCGAATTATAATATCAGCACTTTTGACAATTTTTTCATCGTTAAAAATGCCGGCACGATTTGCATCTATGATAGCAGAGCATATATCAACCAATAAAGTTACCTCATATCCGTTTGCTACTGATAGTGAGCCTCCTGCATTGTTCCGTTTAAATTTTATAGGATTTGCTAACCTTTCTGATATGCTATTTTCACCGGCACATAGATAATCAGTAAGCCCATCAATTTTACAGAAACTATTCATCCACTGGCCACTCTTGCTTTCATATCCAATAGCTTTTTGGATACCCCTTCCAGAAAATACTCTTGTTCCATTATTTAATACATAGCATGGAATTTCTAAATCACCTAAATGTAATGGTGTTTTATCAGAACCATATTGTGCTATTAAAGTTTCTTGTTCTTCCATAATTTCTTATTTAAAAATTAGACGTTTAATTCCAGCAACTTTCTTAAATCTTCAAACGAGTGAACCTCATAGAGAGTTCCCTTAACTTTTACATAACCGTTTACCTCTGAATCAGGTGTGTTTCTCACAAATAGTTCCGCAATATCCACTTCTAAGGCATTGGCAATACGTTCCAAAGATTGTAATTGCGGATAATCACCTCTTAATGTCTTATTAAGACTAATATCAGATATACCCATCTTGTCAGCCAAATCTTTTTGAGTAAAACCTTTAGACTGGCAAAGTTCTTTTATTCTTGTTCTAAAATCCATAATACTATATAGTTTTATTGCACAAATATAAGTCTTTATACTAAGTAATACAATGAAAGTCCTAAAATAAATCTATGTAGTTTTACTATTAACATAGTTTAAGTATGTAAATATTGCATGATTAAACTAAATAGTTTTACTTTGTGGTATGAAATAAAACGAAGTAGTATAATTCCCCAAACTAATACATACGATTATGAAGACTATTAGCAGTGAGTACATCAAAGAAATTAAAGAACAAATCAAAGTTATCAATGAAGCTCTAAAAAGAATACAAGAAGCTGAAAAGGTTCAGGATTCAGCGGTAAATAATAGAGAATACAACAAGGCAAAGGATGAAGCTATTGACGCAAGCTCAGACGTAATGATAGCTTTAGAAGAGACTGTAAGACTTGCATCAGCTATGGGGTGTGAAACTGGTCTGTATGAGGTACACAAATATCACAAGATTGTAGAACTTGATTTTAGAGATTCACACAAGTAAATAGCAGCAGGGCGAAAGCCCTGCAATTACACACGATTATTAATTTTCAATACGCACGATTATGAAGACATTGAACGAAGAAATCCAAGACATTAAGAACATGAAAAGTTCTAAGGCTGCAAAGAAAGAGGCTTTTATTAAGTTAGGGTTGAGAAAGTACGAAATTGAACTTCTGCTTTCAGAACTGCCTAAACCAGTCAGAGAGGTTCATAAGTTTACCTTTGGCGTAGAGATTGAATGCCTGGTAGCTGCTAGCCTTATGAGAGAAAGCGCAATGAGAAACGCAATGCCTTTTCAGTATGAAGGTTATAATCACGTTGACAACAACCACTATTATAAGTTCGTTTCAGATTCTTCTATCAGAGGTGAAAACCCTATCGAATGCGTATCGCCGGTTCTTACTGGTAAGGCGGGTATGAAAAGTCTAGAAACCTGCTGCAAAGCTTTAAATGAAGCAAATGCACAGGTAAATATATCTACAGGTTTGCATGTGCATATCGGGGCTGCAAATCTTTCTGATGAAGCCTACATTAATGTATTCGAAAACTATCAGAAGTTAGAGAGAGTGATTGATACCTTCATGGCACGATCAAGACGAGCCAACAACAGCCAGTGGTGTAGAACCCTTCAAGGCAAGAACTTTGACGTATGTATGACAAAGCATGATGTTTTTAGCGTCATGAATGGTAATAGATACTATAAAGTGAATGCTTGTTCTTACGCTCGACATCGGACAATAGAATTTAGACAACATCAAGGTTCTACTGATTTCGAAAAGATTTCTAACTGGGTGAACTTCTGCGCTAAACTGGTAGCATGGTCTAAAAAGAACGTACTGAGTTCAGAGGTTAATTCAATTGACGAGATACCTTTCTTGACAACGAGAGAAAAGTCATTCTTTAAATCACGTGCTGAGGTTCTTGCATGAGCCTCGCACGATTAAAATCAATGAATATGTGCTGTATTATCTATAAGCCAAAAGGTGTTCAGATGCCAACTCTGGACACCTTAAATAAAGTTCAGAGAATCAATCATCATGGTTATGGCTTCGTTTCTTCAAAGCATAGATATAAGACGATGGACTATCAGAAGTTTTTAACTCATCTTTCAAAGGTTGAAATTGAAGAAGAATGCATCATTCACATGAGGTGGGCAACACATGGTTCTAAGTGTAGAAGGAACTGCCACCCGTTTGTCGAGAATGGCGTTTATTTTGCCCATAACGGCGTTTTGCCTATTCAGTCGGTAAATGATATGACAGACAGCGAAATCTTCTTCAGAGGGCAAGTTTATCCACTTGTAATGAAATATGGTTATGAATCAAAGGTAACAGAATCCATGATGATGGCTGCCGCTGGCAGTTCTAAGTTCGCCATGATGTATAAAGGCAAAGTAAAGCTGTATGGTGATTATACGAAATTGAACGGTGTGTATTATTCTAATTTGAGATGGTTATGAAAAGAGAAAAGTTAACGGTTAAAGCATCAGATGTAAGAAGCATAAAAATGAGCGTAAATCCGCCCAAAGTGGTAGTTGATGCAGGTTATAGAGTGATTCATGACGGTGAAATAAAATGCTGGGTAGGTATAGGCTGGTTGACCGAAGGCAGAGCGTCAAAGAGTGACTATTATAAGATACCAGAGGTTGTAAACGGATAATTTAAGATAGCTATGAGAAATGTAGATATTGACGTAATGCGAGAGATTTTAGAAGAGCATGGAATTTTAGTGAATGAAGATATTGCTAAATCCATAACAGAGGATTTTGTATGCCATTTAGAAGTATGTAGAGAAATGAATGTATCACAATTTAGAGGATGTAATACCGAATCTGATACAGAGAAAATCATGCGATTAGAAGCAGAACTGAAGAAGGTTAAAAGAGAGCTTTCAAAGGCATCTACAGAGAATGAAGTCTATAGAGATAATGTTATGAAAAGACATAACGCATCGTCTGTATGGATTGAAGATGGAGTGGTAAAATATAGTTATGGGGTATGAAAGAGAAAGAAATCCTGCAAGAAATAATCGGGTGGCTGGGTAATGATACAAGCTACTTGTCTACAAGAACAGACTATGCCAGAGGGTATAAATCCGGTATAGAATGTGCAAAAGAAATTGTTGAAAGCATCATCAATAAACACGGCCCTGATTTATTACCAAACAATTAGCAAATTGTTTCGTATGCGTTGAATTGTTATTCAAAATTGTCTTCATAATGGGGTATCTTTGTATAGATGCCATCGCGGGTTAGAGCAGTGGTCAGCTCGTCACTTTGACTTGGTGAAGGCCGGTGGTTCGAATCCATCACCCGCAACTAACATTTAAACTTTACACGATTATGAAAGTATTGACATTACAGATTAACAAAGAATGTTTTCAAGACATTCTAAATGGCAAACAAGATGTAGAACACAGGTATGTATATCCCTCTAATGTATCACGATATGTTTATTTTAGACATGATGGCAAAGAATACAAACGACAAGAGGATATACCCGACGATGATAAAGAGATTGAAGTAATACCAATCAAATATGATGCCTTATACTTAATCAATGGCAGACGAAAAGATGCACCACGTCTCACTGTGGAGGTGAAATCTGCCGAGTATGTTATTTTCGCTGATGAAGAAGGCAATGATCTTACAAAAATAGAAAACGGCGTAGAATACTTGATAAGTCAAGTATGGTATCATCTTGGCAAAGTAATAAGTACAGAGAACATTTAATCTAAATAGTCAAAAGCTGAGTCACAAGAGCAATTAACAGAGTTGCCGGGCCAAGACGAAATATGAATGGTGCCGGTTTAGGTGGAAGACTGGTAGCAAACCGTAGAAATACGGCAAGTGCTTCACAGTTAGGTAGTAGAGAACAAAGGCGATATGACTTAAATGTTGCCTTTAGTGGTGAAGGGGGTAAATGATGAACAAATATTTACTGTCTATGCAGATAATACAGAGTATCCGTGAAAAAACTGATACTGCTGTATTATATTATTCAGCCGGAGGTAAAGATAGTATAGCCTTATTGGACATGCTTGCTGGTATGTTTAATAAGGTTATATGCTATTATATGTACCTTATTCCCAACTTAGACCATGTCCAACCTTATATCAAATGGGCAGAAACAAAATACAATAACGTAGAAATTCGCCAAATAAAGCATTTTCAACGTGATTATTATGATGCCTGTGGATTCTTTCGTGAACCAAACATTTCAATCAAGCCAAGAAAAATTGGAGAAATAGAACAAGCTGTGAGAGAAGAAACAGGCATATCATACGCATTCAGCGGGATGAAAGGTGTAGATGGATACATGAAGCGGATGCGGTTAAAGAAATTCGCGAAGTCCAGTTATATAACAGACAAAGGTATGGTCTATCCTCTTGCATTATGGACGAACAAGGAAGTGCTTCAATATATTAGACTAAGAGGATTAATACAACCTTTTGTGTATGATCCAGGTGCTATAAGTCAAGGTTTTACCATTGATTTAAAAACAATGCTCATGATGCGAAACAAATATCCACATGATTTTAAACGTATTTTGGAAGAGTTCCCATACTCTGAAAAGCTAATTTTCGATTATGAATATAAACACAGAAAGTAGAGGTATTGAGTCAGAAAAAAATCGTTATCGGAATTAGAAAGTCAAAGAATGCGTATTCTGTATCGTGCAGCTCGTCAATATGGGCTAGGCACAAACAGACAGCATTCTGTACGTGATAGAGTCAATTTTGTTACAAGCAGATATAGAACAAATATGTTCAGATACTTTGGCTCAGACACGATTTCTCCTGCACAAGTAAAACAAGGAGTACCAAAAAGATTTTATGTAGGATTAAAAAACGCGCAAGGTAGTAAAGGATGATGACAAGAAATAAAATAACGCAACCGGAAAGTAGGGAGATACAACGAAGTATCATAAAATTTGCCAATTATAATCCTCGTAAAATTGCCCCAGAAGCTCGAAAGAACTTGAAAGCGAACTTAAAACGTATAGGATTATTGGGCGGTGTAGTTTGGAATGAAGTTACAGGTAATCTTGTATCAGGGCATCAGCGTATCTCGATTATGGATGAGGTGAATAAGTATAACTCTGACACGAAAGAAAATGACTATCTAATTCGTGTTGAAGTAGTTCACATGGATGAAAAAACCGAGAAAGAACAAAATATCTTTATGAATAACAGAAATGTTCAAGGAGAGTTTGATTCCGATATGTTGAAAGAACTACTTGATGGCATTGATTATAATTATGCTGGGCTAAATGATTTTGACCTAAATATGTTAGGTGTCGGTGATATTGATTTTGCTGTAAATGATGAAATTTGGAGTAAAGACAATATTCTAAACGATTCACTATACAGTATAGATGAAATAACCAAAGAAGGAGAAGAAAATAAAAACATTGATCGTTCCGGGGACTTTTATAGCGATTCAAAAGAAAATCAAATTGCACGCCACAATGAAGTACAAAAAATAAAAGACAGAATAGGACGTCAAAATAGTTTTGAGAAAGACAATGGTATGTTAAGTTATGTCGTTTTGTCTTTCAAAAGTCCTACAGAAAGAGCGAACTTCATGGAAATGTTCGGTTATGGATTTGATGAACGTTATATTGACGGAAAGGAGTTTATGGATAGGGTCGAATTTGGAATTGAGTAATCAAAGTAAACAGATACGCGCGCATGGGAAAGAAGCCAGACATATCGAAATTCAGAGAGGTCCTTCATAAAACAGGTGGAAATCTCTCTAAAGTTGCTGCTGTATTCAATGTAACCCGAAAAACCGTGTATGATTGGGCCAGAGCAGACAGCCAGTTCAAAGATGCTATCACCGACGAAAGAGGTTCTCTGGTAGATGAATGCCTTGTATCTGCACGTGTACTTGCGCTTGGTATCCCTGAGAAAGATGAAAATGGGAACTTTATCGGATGGCGTGAACGTCCAGATGGGTATATGATTCGCTATTTACTTTCCACATTAGGAAGAAAAGAAGGTTTTGGAGACCGAGAAGACGAAGACGCAGATATTCCAAAGGATATTAACCACGGAATTTCTATCGACTCATGGATTAAAGACAAACTGAAATGATTGTACCCCAAACGATATATCATCCGCTATATACCGATAGCGAGAAGTTTATCATTCTCATTACCGGTGGCCGTGGATCGGGGAAGTCTTTCAACGCTTCTACCTTCATTGAGCGTCTGACATTCGAAATGACTCCCACAGAGAAGATAGTCCACCAGATTCTTTATACCCGTTACACGATGGTATCTGCCGGGATGTCTATCATTCCGGAGATGATGGAAAAGATAGAACTGGATGGAACAACAAAGTATTTCAAGACCACCAAAACCGATATTGTAAACCGGATGACCGGCAGCCGTATCATGTTCCGGGGTATCAAAACATCTTCCGGGAATCAGACGGCCAAGCTGAAATCAATCCAGGGTATCACCACCTTTGTCTGTGATGAAGCTGAGGAATGGACCAGCGAAGAAGAGTTTGACAAGATCATGCTCTCTATCCGTAAGAAAGGAATCCAGAACCGGATTATCATCATTATGAATCCCTGTGACTCCAATCACTTCATCTACAAGAAGTATATCGAGAATACTCACCGGATGGTGGAGATTGACGGCGTTCAGGTGCAAATTTCCACTCATCCGAATGTTCTACATATTCATACGACTTATTTCGACAATATAGCAAACTTATCTCCTGAGTTTCTGAGAGAGGTTGAAGAAATGAAAGAGAAGAACCCGGAGAAATATGCTCATGTCGTTATCGGCCGATGGGCTGACGTGGCCGAAGGTGCCGTGTTCAAGAAATGGGGCATCGTGGATGAGTTCCCCATGTGGTGCAAGAAGGTGGCTATTGGACAGGACTTTGGTTATACCAATGACCCATCGGCTTCTATTCGATGTGGCATCGTAGACAATGCGCTTTATCTGGATGAAGTGGATTATAGAACTGGATTACTTTCTGGGGATATTATAAAGACGCTACGCCCGTGGAATTTGAGAGTGATTGCCGACAGTGCGGACCCGCGACTCATTCAGGAGATTCATAACGGAGGGATTAAAATATACGCGGTAGAGAAAGGACAAGGTTCTGTCAATGCCGGTATTGACAAGATGCAGGGAATGGAAATATTCATCACCAAGCGTTCTTATAACCTTCAACGGGAGTTCAGAAACTATGTATGGGCAAAGGATAAGGATGGAAACTACATCAACGAACCTGAAGACCATGATAATCATGGCATAGATGCTGCACGCTACTATGTGCTGGGAGAACTTCTCGGTAGAATTATGAAACCCAAAGACGTTTCAGGAATATTTGGACATTAAACTTTGAGATATGACTATAGAAGAAATTTTAGCTATGCCGGAAGTAGAGAGAAAAATCTACTATCTGAAAAAAGGACGAAAGACCGAGCAACCAAACGCTCACGCTCTTTACAACGACTGGAATCCGAACAAGCACGAGATAGTGATAGATGAAGAGAAATACCCGAAAATCAAAATCACTACCCAGCCTGAGAAACGGATTACAGACCCGACAACCAGGAAAGAATATGTTGAGCCGGCGGTCAGGAAAGAAGTTGACCCAAACAGGATTGCTCTTCCTATCGAGCAGGACATCGTGAACATTCAGACTGCCTTCACCGTTGGAACAGAACCGGTCCTTGATTGCCAGCCGGACCAGTCGGAAGAAAGCCTTCTTTCCACATTGAAGCAGGTGTTCAAGAAAAACAAGTTGAAATACCAGAACAAGAAAGTAGTCCGGGCATGGCTGGCCGAGCAGGAAGTGGCCGAATACTGGTATGTGGTGAAGGATGACGGCTTCTGGGCAAAGCTCAAACGAAAGATTTCAGGAATCTTCGGCAAATCAAAACCTGAATACCGTCTGAAGAGTGCCATCTGGTCTCCGTTCCGTGGCGACAAGCTCTATCCCTTCTTCAATGATCAGGGGGATTTGGTAGCCCTATCCCGTGAGTACAAGAAGAAAGACCTGAACGATGTAGAGATTACATGTTTCATGACCATTACCAAGGACATGGTTTATCAGTGGGAACTGACAAGCAACTGGACTGACAAAGGCTCATTTGCACATGGATTCAAGAAGATGCCGGTGATTTATATGTACCGTCCGGAAGCGTACTGTGAAAAGATAAAGAGCCTCCGTGTAAGACTGGAGAAGCTTCTCTCAAACTATGCAGACTGTATCGACTACCACTTCTTCCCTATCCTCATGCTTTTTGGTAACGTGGAGAATTTCTCAGGTGAGTTCAAGAACCGTGTTGTCGAGTTGACCGGCCAGGGAGCAAATGCCCAGTATCTTACCTGGTCACAGGTACCTGATACTGTCAAGTTCGAGGTAGAAACCTTGCTGAGCCAGATATATGGACTGACCAATACCCCCAGAATCTCTTTTGACTCCCTGAAAGGTACAGGTAACGCCGTTTCCGGTGTGACTTTCGACTATGTGTTTATGTCCACCCACCTGAATGTGGAGAACCTGAACGAAACTGTCGGCGAGTTCATGCAACGGCGTGTAAATTTTCTCGTTTCCGCTTTAGGCTCCGTGAACACGACTCTTGAAGCAGCTTCCGAGACTATTGACGTGGACGTGCAGATGCAGCCCTACAGACTGGAGGACATCAAGGACAAGATAGATACTGCTATCAAAGCTAAGGATGGAGAAATCTGGTCGCAGAACCGTGCTATCACTTTTGTTGGGAACGTGGATTCCGCCATAGATGAGATTGAAGCCATTAAGGAAGAGCAGGCTGAAAAGCAAAAGAACGACATTGAGAAGCAGAAACAGCTTTCCTCTCTCAGAAGTTCCAGTAGTAAATCTGAAAAATAGAACAATTAAGTCAGAAAAGTTACGGGGTTTATACAAAATAAACTGGCAAAAATCTAAGGAATAGATTAATTTTAATAGCGGTATCTTATGGTATCGCTATTTTTTTATTGATATATTTGTAGGTAATAAAATAATTACCTATATTTGTGAAGTAATAAAAAAATGAGTTATGCCTACAATATTTATTTTATTTGGTTTTAGATTTATGTTTTATGCAAATGACCATGAACCTATTCATGTTCATGTAATCAAAGGAAATGTAAGTGCAAAATTTACATTATTCCCTGTAGCATTGGTAAAGAATAATGGTTTGAAATCGTCTGAAATAAAACTTGTAGAATCTGTAATAGAAGAAAACCAAGAAATAATAGCAGAACATTGGAATAAATTTTTTAACAAAGCTAAATAATAAAGTTATGGGAAACATTGTAGTAGAAAAAGTTTGGCTGACTGATACAGCAGTGTGGATACGCACGACTGATGGCAAGGAGGCTTGCGAGCAATTAGCAGAGTTTCCAAGACTGAAATTTGCCACACCGGAACAACGGAACAATTTCACATTAAGTGATGATGGTATCCATTGGGAAGAGATAGATGAGGATTTGAGTTTTGAAGGATTCTTTATGGAAAAACCTTCCAATCCCTTATATGATGTATTTATAGCACATCCAGAGTTAAATGCTTCCGCTATTGCCCGCAGATTGGGTATATCACAGAGTTTATTTGCTCAGTATATCAGTGGAACAAAAAAGCCTTCTAAGGAACGACTGGAAGATATTTTTGAAACAATACGTTCTGTTGGACGTGAATTGTGCTCTATTTCGGTAGCATAAAAGTAAAATAATAACCTTTCCAGCGTGATTACTTCGGTAGTCACGCTTTCTTTTTGCCTAAAAACGAACATTCTCTTAATTGTTTCGTATCGTTATCCTTAAAATTTCTCCTTCCCTTTCTCTATCAGTAAATTTACCGTATGAAATTATTAATCAAACTCATACGGTATGACAATATTTGAACAAATCTTGGCAGGACTACAACAGAAATTTGCTGGGGTGGACACTGCCACACTTACCCGTATTGCCACAAAGAAGGCAGAGGGTGTAACGGACGAGACGCAGATAAACTCCATTGTTGAGGGTATCTCATTTCAGGACGTGTTGACTTCATACGGCGATTTCCGTGCCGGGGATGCTCGAATCACAGCAGTTGCTAACTATGAGAAGAAGCATAACCTTAAAGACGGTAAGCCAATCGAGGAACCGGATGAAAAGAAAGACGAAAAGAAGGATGAGAAAAAGGACGAAGTACCTTCATGGGCACAGGCTTTGATTGATTCTAACAAGAGTCTTTCTGAAAAACTTTCCGCTTACGAAGCGGAGAAAGCGCAGGCGCAACGCAACTCTCAGATTTCAGAAGTGGCTAAGAAGTACGGTATTCCCGAATTTATGCTGAAAGACCGCAACATTCCTGAGAACACGGACTTGGACACTTATTTCAAGGACATGAAGCAGGATATGTCAAACAGCGGCTTCCAGTTCGCTAAGGCTCCTGAAACTGCCCAGCAAAAGCAGGATAAGGAAGCGAGCGAGTTCGCCAAACTGATTGAGGCGGACACAAAATCTATTGTCGAACAACAAAACAAGTAATTTATGGCAGCAGGATTTAAGTATAACATTAATCCAGAACCGTCTGTAGAGGAACGCTATGATGTGTCTACTGGCGTAAGACGTAGAGGTCCTTACAAGCTGGACACGACCAATCTTGTGGCAGGTACATATCTTTCATCGTTTACACCTATAGCCGCCGACCTGGTAAAGAAAACTGCACAGGTGGCTATTCGTGTAGAAGTGTATGAAAAGTTTACAACCGGTTCCAACACAACTCTGAAAATCAAAAAGAACTCACTTGCTTATGTGGGTATGCATATTGGTGATGGTTCTCATGGTGCAACAATCAATGCTATTGACAAGTCTGATAAGGCTTTTGATAAATTGACATTAGCGGCTGACTTTGGTGCTACAGTGAATGCAGGAACAGTTCTCTTTGAAGCAACAGCAGTAAACGGTGATACTCCAAAGGTGGTTGCTAACTCAGCTTTGTATGAGAGGGTACAGGTTGAGGATGGTATTGTCTTGGTTGCACTTTTGATGCGTGCGTTCGAAATTGAACCTACTAAGTTGGCTATGCCTTTCCATGCAAAGGATAAAGAAAAATTACCACATTTCCAGTTTAACGAATAAAGAAAGGAGGACTAATATATGATGTTAACTATTCATACACTGTTCAATGACCCTAACATCGTTAGTGCCGTTATTCAGCGTGTCCTTCAAACTCGTAAGGACACTATCTACTGGCAGCAGTATCTTGACTTCCGCAGAACAACTACCCGTGTATTCAAAGACTACATCGGTATAGTAAGCGGAGTGATCGCCGGTTCCATTAATTCCCGTTACGGTGAGAAACCTATCCGTGAACGTAGAAACATTGGTTCAGGATATGGTGAAATTGCATATCTTGGTGATGCTTATCAGATTTCCATTGACCGTTTGTCTGATTTACAGGACTTGATTGACAAGTTCAACGCAGCAAAACCAGCTGACCAGGTAGCAGCCATGCAGGAAATCGTGAACTTTATCTATGACGACTACCGTCAGGTGCTTTTGGCGGCTCACAAACGTATGGATATTATCGTAGGTTCTCTGTTGATGACAGGAGAAGCTACAGTCAAAAACAAGGATGACAATGCTGGTGGTGTAGAGTTGTTGAACATTGAACTTCCGTTTAAGTTTATTAAACCTGAGAGCGGTGCAAAGACCAACTTCATTACTTATTTGCAGCAGCAGATTAATGCACTGAAAGCAGACTATGGAAACTTCCAGAAGATGATTATGTCACGAGGAACTTTCGTTAAGAACATCATCGGATCTGCTGAGTTTGGTGATAAGTTCAAGATGCAGCTTACAGCAAATGAGATGTATCTTTCAACTGGTCTGATTACATCGCAATTGGCTTCCCAGGTGTTTACTGGTATTGGACTTCCAGCCATAGAGATTAAGGAAGACTACGTGAAAGACCAAACCGGTAAGAATGTGCAGATTTACGCAGATGACCGTATCACACTTCTTCCACAGGATAAGATAGGTTATATGCGTTTCCACACTCCATACGAGGCTGTGGATGGTGTACCTGGACGTAACTACACTCAGGCAGACGGTGACATGCTTATTTCTGGTTACAAGGATAAGAACGGACGTTATCTTGAATACACTGCAGAGTGGATTCCACAGATTACAAATCCGAACTTGATTGTTAACTTCGATTTGTCAACAATGAACGCATGACAGTAAACGACTACATATCACAGAAGTTCCAGACCTTCGGCGTTAATTTGTCGGAGGCTGACCTTTTGGAGATAAGTCTGTCTTCAGGAATAAGCGGAGAGGATGAGATAGGCCCGTCAAACATCGGATTGATTTCGGTGGCTATGGCGGAGTTTATCCCCTCTCTATTGCTACGTGCCACTTCCATCAGCGAGAACGGTTTCTCTATGTCCTGGGACATCAAGGGAGTAAAGGAATACTACTCGTTTTTGTGCAAGAGGTACGGCCTTGAAGATACGTTAAGCGATAAACCTAAAGTCAGATTCTTATGATATTCGCGCCCCATACATTACAGGTTAAAGTCACCATTCCGATGGAAACAGACGAGTTTGGCCGACCTATCCCCGGAACCGGCGGAGAAAGCTGGCAGGACGTATGTAAGTGCCGGTGTGACGACAACTCTACCAAAGAGTTTACTTCGGAGAACGGTGAGGTGTTCCGACCGAATTATCACGTAGTCTGTGAGAAGAAAATCTCACTGAGTGCTGGTGATGAAGTCAGATGTATGGACGGTGAGAATGTCCGTGGAACTGGCAAAGTTTACATGGTGAAGAATACAAACTATTTTGGTTACTCAGAGATATGGATGTAAAGTTTGATTTTTCGGACGTGGACAGCTTTTTCGACCAAGGTTATGCCGAGGTGAAAGCTGTAGAAGAGAGGGTCGGAAAGGAAGCTGTCGATTATGCTATAAAGAACGGTAGTTATCAGAACCGGACCGGAACGCTCCGTAAGTCAAACAAGTATTCAGTTGAGGATGATGGACTGGTGATAAGAAACGATGCTGAGTATGCCTCACACGTGGAATCCAAAGGTTACGAAGTTTCAACTGGTGCAGCCTTATTTGCTGAGAGACGATTAAAGGAGGAAATCAAATGAAACGAATATTCAAGCATGAACTGATGGTCGCAGACCACTCAAAATTATGTCTGCCTATCGGAGCAAGAATATTATCTATTCAAGCACAACGGAATGCAATTTGCTTGTGGGCAGTAGTAGATGAATGTCAAAAAGAATTGTGTTTAGTGGATATTTTTATGTATGCAACAGGACAAAATATATCTGATAAAGATTTGTCAGACAAAAGATTTGCAGGTACTGTTCAACTTGGAGAACTGGTTTTTCATGTATTCCTTCAGTATGATAATAATATTCAATATCTTATTGTATGATAGTAACTACTGACATAGCGAACATTCTCTACCGTGACTGCAAGTCTTTCGGGATTGATATCGTTCCCCATGGCAAGAAGCTGACAGGGGCGATAAAGTCCGAAAGGATTGTCATTCACGCCAAGAAGCAACAGCCGGGCACATACTGGAAGAAATCTTTCGTCGAGGTGAACATTTGTGTTCCCGATTTGAAGGAAGGCGAAGCCAATACCATCCGGCTGAACGAACTGGAGAAGCAGGCGCAAAGTCTGTTTGACGGCGTAACCGGACGCTATGACGGAACAACCTATCATTATTCCATCGAGTCAATCGGAATTGAGGAGGACACATCCTTAAAGTGTCACTATGTGAATGTAAGAATTTTGTTTGAAGTTTTAAATGTGAAATAATATGGCAGAATCAAAGAAAATCACAGCTGTAAATATCAAGAAACTTTGGTATGGCGAAACAAGTGCTATTTCTGCAGATGTTACGGGCCAGACCTTGCACACTCTTTTGCAAGGAGAAACACTGAAAGAAGTATCCAATATCCATCAGGATACGTGGACTTTTGAGGAAGCAGAGGCCAGCCGAACCAACTATAAGAACCAGCTTACTAATCAGACCTATCGCAGTGAAAAGGAAATGGGAGATGTCTCTGTGAACTTTACTATCGGTGAGTATGACTATCCGACAAAGAAGGATCTTATGGGTGGAGATGTCATCAATACCGACAAAGGTTGGAAGCGTACAAGGGGTAAGGTAAATATCGAGAAATGTATTGTGTTCATGACTGAAGATGACCAGTATTGCGTGATTCCCCGTGCTGACATAGGTGCCCGTGAATCAACAACGGATAAAGCCATCGGTATTCCTGTAAGTGCGGTTGAACTGGAACCTAAAGACACTGCTATTTCCCCTGAATACTGGTTCGATGCAGAAGAGGTGAAAGAAGCATGAACTGGTGTAAAGGCCGTGGTAACGCCTTCTGATTCTACAGTCAAGCTGGACGGGCAAACGGTAAAGACCAAGAAGGTGAAATCTGGGACATCCGTTTCCTATGAGGTATCAAAAGTAGGCTACACCACCCAGTCTGGAAGCATATCTACTTCCATGTCTGATGCTTTCAAGAGCGTAGAGAAACAAATCACTCTTGTTCAAGAAGGTGGCGATTAGTTTTCAGGATTGTTTAACGGGTGGGGCTATATCAAGCTTCACCCTTTTTCTTTAAGTTATGAATCAAGGAGCAAAAATAGTAACTGAATCCATTATCGGAAGTGATTTCAGGACGGTGTTTGTCGCTGGGAAAGCCTACACGGTCTACTCTCCTACTATCCACAAACTGGCCGGGGCAATCTCCCATCTGTCAGGGGTACAAGAAGCAGACAATTTGAAAGAAGTACTGCTTTCCTTGGGAGAAAGTGAGACTTACAGCAAGGCTCTCTCCTGGCTGATAGCTGGTAACGAAAGTTTGAGCGAAGAACTGGCAAAAGGAACATACGAAGAGAATGTGGACGCATTGGATGAAGCACTCTCTATGATTGACTCAAAGGTTTTTCTCAAAGCTGTCAGCTTGGCGAGGAACGTAAGCCTGCTGGCAGCGAAACCGAGGTTGTAGGAAATGAAACGCTCTTGGGACAGATTGCATCGTTCATGGAAAATCTGCATCTGTCATACCGGGAAGTGGTCTATGAGATACCATACAGGAATTTAGTATTAATGCAGCGTGACAAGCTCCATACAGTTACCGGAACCAAGGTTACAAAGGTGAAGGGTAAGGACATGGCTTCACGCAGAAGAAGAAATAAGAAATAGATATGGCTACACTATACTTTAAAGTCAGTTCTGACTGGGAGCAGGTTGTCAAGCTGAGACAGGAATGTGAGAGACTGGAAGCCCAACTCAAGAAGATGGACGTAAACAAGTCTCCTGCATCCGCCAAGGCTTTAGAAACGCAATTGGCATCCACCCGTCAGCAGATGATTGGACTGGTAACTGAAGCGGCTAAAGCTGGCGCAGTGATGGAGAATGATTTGAAGAAAAAGCTTAATTCTGCGTCAAAGGCCTCCGATGAGCTGACGGAGGAAATCATCAAACAAAGGAAAATCATTCGTGATACGCAGGATGATGTCAGACGGCTGTCTGATGAATATTCAAAGATGGGTAAGTATTCTCCTAATTCAAAAGCCAAATTAGCTGAACTGAACACTGCTAAAGCAGCCTTGAACGAGCAGAGATATTCCCTTGGCGAGTTACAAGACCAGCAGGCGAGAAACAGACTCGAAGTAAGAAAACTCACAAGAGAATACAAAGAATTTGCCAGTGGAACAAACAATGCTGATGAGATTGTAAAATCACTGACAGATTCTTTAAAACGTACTGCTGCTGAAATCGGTGGACTGGTGGCGATAAAGAGATTCGGCTTCGATGTGATTGAAGCAACTGGAAAGATGCAACAGTTACAGGTAGCTCTTTCAACAATCCTTCAGAACAAGTCAAAGGCAGATACTTTGTTGGCTGATATTTCTCAGTTTGCATTGAAGACACCTTTTAGTATTGATGATGTTGCTACTGGTGCCAAGCAGCTATTAGCTTATGGTTCATCGGCTAATACAGTAGTGAATGAACTTTCCATGCTTGGTGATGTGGCATCTGGACTTCAAATTCCTTTAGGACAATTGATTTACTTATATGGAACATTGAGAACACAGGGGCGTGCCATGACTGTAGATATTCGTCAATTTGCAGGGAGAGGTATTCCTATTTATGAAGAATTAGCGAAGGTCCTTGGGGTATCACAAGAGCAAGTTGGAGAGTTAGTAAAACAGGGGAAAGTCGGTTTTAAAGAAGTGGAACAAGCCTTTAAAAATATGACAAGTGAAGGCGGTAAGTTCAATAATATGTTAGAAAACTCTGCTGGTACATGGACACAGCAAATAGCCGCTGTTCAGGAAAAGTTATTCTTAAAAATGACTGACTTCGGGAATAAGTATAAGGAGGTTTTCGAATTTGGTATCGGTACAGCAGAGGATTTGGTGGAAAGTCTTGATGATGTGTTGTCTGTAATGGGCGGACTGATTGCAGCTTACGGAACGTATAAGGCCGCGTTGATTACAGCAGCCGTAGCGCAGAAGGCGGTCGGATTCGTTGAAAGTATCCGTTTGATAGGAATGTACAGAAAGGAATTGGGGCTGGCCACCGCTGCACAGCAGGCTTTCAATCTGGCATCGAAATCGAATGTGTATGTCACCTTGTTGGCTGCGTTGGTAGGAATCGGTACGGCTATTTACATGTTCACCAAGAGAACCAATGAAGCCACTGCAGCACAGGAGACACTTAATTCGGTAAACAAAAAGGCCGATGAGGAGTTTTCCAAGCAGGCAGCAACAGTTGACAGGTTGTCCGGCGTATTGAAAAGTGAAACGTCATCTCTTGACCGGAAGAAGAAAGCCTTGTCTGATTTGCAGACCATCATTCCTTCTTACAATGCCAGTCTTGATGAAGAGGGCCGACTGATAAACAACAACACAGAGGCCATTAAATCCTATCTGACACAACTGGAAAAGCAGATACGGATGAAGGCTGCTCAGGAAGAACTGGAGGAGCTGTATCGCAAAAAACGGACTCAAGAAAAGCAGCAGAAAGTCGCTACGGAGAATTACAATGAGGCTAAATCTTTGTACAATTCATCCGTGACAATGACTGGAAGCGCATTACAAAACAGAGGAGTCAATACAGGTGTGGCCGTATTCTCTCAAAATAGTGCAGTAAACAATCAGCTCAAAGATAGTGCGAATAAGGCCAAGAAAGAATTGGATTCCGTAAACAAGGAATTAGGCGAAACGGTTTCTGCTATCAAAGAATTGGAAAAAGAGATTGAGAAATCTTCTTTATCCGATAAAAAAGAAGCCCAACATTCTACAATATCTGAAGAAGTAGAAAATGCCACCATACGTATCAAGACACTCAAACAAGAGATTGCCGACCTTCGTAGCGGAAAATTACAAGCAGAAGCCGGTAAAACCGTAGAATCTGCTATCAAGGCAAAGGAAAAAGAGTTGCAGAGTGCAGAAAAAACCTTGGAAACACTTACTGGTGTCAGCCACAAATCAGAAAACAAGAAGGTCGTAGATAATCAGCAAAATCTTTCTGATGAACTTCTACAACTCATAAGAGCTAATCAGCAGGAAGAAATCAACTTGATGGAAGAAGGTTCTGAAAAGAAACGTAGACAGATTGAACTGGATTACCAGAAAGAGATTGATGCTTACAACAAGGCTAAAGCCAAATATGGTGAGATTGATGAAGTGAAAGTGATGAAATCCAATGCAGAAGCAAAGCGTAATAAGTCTTTCTATGAAGTAGATATTGAATCGCTTCAAGCTGAAAAGGATGCACTAAATTCCTATCTTCAGGAATATGGCACGTTCCAACAGCGTAAGTATGCCATTGCACAAGAATATGCCGACAAGATAGCCAAATCCCAAACAAATGCCGAAAAGATAAGGTTAGGGAAAGAACGGGACAGCAAACTTTCCGGTATCGAATCAAATGCTTTAAAGGCAAATATAGATTGGGTAACAGTGTTTGGTGAGTTCGGAGGAATGTTCTCCAATATGATTAAACCTGCTCTTGAAGATGCCAGGAAATACATGCAGACCGATGAGTTCAAAAACTCAGACGCGTCAAGCCAGCAAGCCATTGTTGATGCGGTTAATCAAATGGAAAAATCTCTTGGAGGTGCAGGAGGGTTGGATTTCAAGAAACTTGGTGATAATGTACAAGCATATCAAAATTCAGTTGTAAGTCTTAATCTTGCTAAGGAGCAGGAAGCGGATGCATTGGAGCGTCTTGTCACAGCTCAGGAAGAATATGAGAATGCGTTGAAAAACGGTACTGAAGAGCAGAAAAATGCAGCAAAGGAAGCATTGGCAAATGCACAGAGCAATGCTGATTTGGCATCTGCAAATGTACAAATGCAGTCAGAAAATGTTGAAAAGGCACAGAAAGGAATGTCTGAAACAGCCACTGCATTAAAAGCCAATATGGATAACGTGGTACAAGGATTGCAACAGATAACTTCCGGAGGCCTCACAAATATCTACAATGGACTGATTCAAGCAGGAAAAGGAGTTGGTGGTGCTGCTGGAAAACTTGCTGATTCGCTTGAAAGCGTTCCCGTTGTCGGATGGATTCTTTCTATAATTGACATATTCAAGGATGGGATAAGTATAGTAATTAGCGGACTCCTTGACTCCGTATTCAGTGCCGTGTCTGGAATCATTGAAGATGTGCTGTCAGGAGATTTGTTCGTATCTATAGGAGAATCCTTAATGAAAGGTATTGGAAGCATTTTTGACGCTATTTCTTTCGGTGGATTCAGTAAACTTACTTCTATTGGGAGCAATGCCAAGGAGGTGCAGGAGGCTATAGACCGACTGACAGACAGAAATGAAGCACTTCAGGGAAGTATTGACGCACTGAATGACACCATAAAAGCCGGAAGAGGTGCAATATCAGTCAATGCTGCAAGGAAAGCCGTGAAGTATCAAGATGAGCAAAACGCAAACTATCTGAAAATAGCACAGGAACAAGCCCGTTATTCAGGAAACCATCATAGCTGGAATTATTACTGGGGAGGATTCACACAAAGCCAAATAAATGATTTCAGCAATCAAATAGGAAGGATCTGGGATGGAAGTCTTTGGGATCTTTCTCCTGAAGAAATGAAACTCTTGAAGGGGAATGTAGATATGTGGGCGCAGATACAGAATACTGGTAAGGGAGGTTATGGAGGTAGGCTGACTGAAAAGCTGGATGATTACATTGAGCAAGCCGGAAAAATTGAAGAACTGGAAACACAACTCAATGAATCACTCACTGGAATGACATTCGATTCGATGTATGACAGTTTCATTGATACGCTAATGGATATGGATGCATCTGCCGAAGATTTTGCCGACAACATGTCTGAATATTTCATGAGAGCCATGCTTTCAAACAAGATTGGAGAGTTGTACTATGACAGATTGAATGAATGGTATGAAGATTTTGCCAAAAGAATGGAGGATGGAACCCTTGATGATAATGAACTTAATTATTTACAAGGCAAATGGAATGGAATCGTGAGTGATGCTATCAAAGAACGCGATGATATTGCTTCCGCTGTAGGGTATGACAATAAAAAAGCGCAAGGACAGCAGTCAGCTTCCAGCCGTGGATTCGGTACGGAAATGACGCACGAGGATGCCGGGGAACTGAGCGGACGGTTTACAGCCGTATATGAGTCCAATCTTCGTATTGAGACGGCAGAACAGCAGCAAACGATAGCTATTACCGAACTGCGAGGCTCCATCGGTTCCTTGACTTCACAAGTGACCGGTCTGTACAACATTGCCGACGAGACACGTACTATCCTGGCCAATTCCTATTTGGAGTTACAGCAAATCAGAGAGAACACAGGCGAAATTGTCAAACCTATCAAACAAATGCAGGCCGACATTGCCGAAGTGAAACGTAATACAGCAAGA